CCAAGGGTAAATATTATAGACATTAATGCTGTTGTAAATCCAGATGAGACAAGTGTTGATATTGTCATTGAATTTACTATTCTCAATACAACTGCTCCAATAAAACTAGAATTAACGCTAGAGAGAACACGATAAATGGCTACCAGTAATAAAAAGATAAATGTCACAACATTAGATTTTGATGACATTAAAAACAACCTTAAAGAATTTTTAAGTGGACAACAAGAATTTCAAGATTATGATTTTGAAGGTTCTGCCATGTCTGTTCTATTAGATGTGTTAGCATATAATACTCATTATAATGCGCTGTATAATAATATGGCTATTAATGAGATGTTTTTAGATTCTGCCAGAAAACGCAATAGCGTAGTTTCTTTATCTAAAATGCTTGGGTATTCTCCACGTTCTGCCACATGTTCAACTGCTACTGTTAGTGTAACATTTTCTGCTCCAGGAAATCCTGCCACAAATTTAGTTTTACCAGCATATACTCCATTCAATACTACAGTAGATGGAGTAAATTATACATTTTATACAACAGGTGCAGTTGGCGCTACTAGTTCTACTGGTGTGTTTACTTTTCAAAATATACAACTTACTGAAGGAACACCATTATCATTCAACTTTACTGTTGGTACTGGAAGCCGATACGTAATTCCAAATCCAAATGTTGATTTAAATACACTATCAGTAAGAATTCAAGAAAATGCATCTTCATCAGTTTATACTGCATTTACTAAAGCAGAAACTATTATTGGTGCCAATTCAACCAGTAAAATATATTGGGTAAAAGAAATCGATGAAGCTCTTTATGAAATAACATTTGGAGACAATAATATTGGAGCAGCATTACAAAATGGAAATATTGTACATTTAAATTATTTTGTTTCAAGTTTAGATGCACCAAATAAAGCAAGAACTTTTTCATATAGTGGTGGCACATTAATTGCAGGAGCAAATGTTAGTGTAACTACTACTGGTATTTCTTCTAATGGCGCAGCAGCTGAGGATATCGATAGCATTCGTTTTAATGCTCCGAGAATGTATTCCGCACAAAATAGAGCGGTTACTCCAGACGATTATAAAGCTATTGTATATTCATTATTTTCTGACGCAGCATCTGTAACATGCTGGGGTGGTGAAGATAATGTTCCTCCCGTTTATGGTAAGGTGTATGTTTGTGTTAAACCAAAAGACGCAAACAAACTTACAACAACACAAAAATCTGCATTAATATCTACAATTCTGCAGCAACGAAATGTAGTTTCTGTTATCCCAACAATTGTAGATCCAGAATATATTAATATTGGATTAACAACAACAGTATATTATAATGAACAAGCAACAGCAAAATCTTCTTCGGATATTGCTGCTCTTGTAACAAATACAATTAATGCATATAATGTTAATGAACTAGATAGATTTGATGGTGTATTTAGATTCTCTAAATTAAGTAAATTAATTGATAATTCTGATCAAGCAATTGTTAGTAATATAACAACTGTTTTACTACGTAGAGCACTACTTGTTCGCTATAATACATCAGCCCAATATCTACTTAATATTATTAATCCTATTTGGAGTTCAGGATCTCCTGAAGAATCATTTAAGAGCACTGGATTTTATATCGCAGGAAGTGATGAGATTCATTATCTCGATGACGACGGTATTCAACATGTTCGCTTGTTTAAATATGGCGCAAATGGTATTAAAGTTATTGTAAATCCAACAATTGGAAATATAGATTATAATAATGGTGTTGTAGATATTAAAAATTTACATATTACGGCTTTGGCAGATTTAGATTTAGAAATTTCAATACGCCCATTATCTAATGATGTAGTATCAGCATTAACACAAATTGTTCATATTGCACCAGAACATTTAAAGGTTGTAGCAATACCTGATGCAACAGCTTCTGGCGACCTACGTGGTGGTTATAATTATACCTTTACTTCTAGTCGTTCATAATAATGGCAATTAAAAAACCTAAAATATCATCCATAGTAGCATCTCAGCTACCTGAATTCGTCAGGGATGAATATCAAACATTCGTTGATTTTTTAAAAGCATATTACGAGTTTTTAGAAAATACTCAAGAAGATCCTGTAACTCTAAAAGATTTAGATACAACTCTTGATTCTTTTATCACTTACTTTAAATCTGAACTTGCGCAAAAATTACCATATTCTACAGTTGATGAGAGATTCTTATTAACAAGAATTAAAGATTTATACCTAGCAAAAGGTAGTGAATCATCATTTCGTTTATTATTCAGAATCTTATTTAATAAAGAAATTGAAATTGATTATCCTTCAACTCAGATGCTACGTGCTTCTGATGGTAAATGGAATCAAGACGTTTCAGTTTTTGTTAAAATATTAGTTGGTAATCCTCAGGATATTGTTGGTAAATTAGTAGACGTAGTTACTACAACCAAAGTTATTAGAGTTTTAGTAGATCGACGCCAATATGTTGAAGTTGAAGTTGATCGTGCAATTAGAATATCAGATAATGTCTATGAATTTATTTTAGATCGTAGATTTTTTGGAACAGTATCAGTTGGTGATACTTTAAGATATCTTGATAATAATAATAATTTAGTTTTTAATGGTATTATTTTACCAACCACATCAGCATTAGTTGTTGAAAAACCAGGAACTGGTTTTAAAGTTGGTGATCTTTATAATATTACAAACTTTAATGGTTATGGAACTATTCTAAAAGTTGCAGCAGTAGATGCATCTGGCGGTATAGCTCAGGGACAATTTATTAAATATGGTATTGGGTATACTACTGATTTTAGTTCTTCTATAACTTCGCAGAAAGGTCAAGACCTCTCATCAAGTATTGGAACTATTATTAATCGTGTAGATACTGCAACAACTACAATTAATCTACAAGGTACACTAAGTGTAACTAATAATTCAACAACAGTAACAGGTACCAGTTCTTTCTTTACTACTGAAGTTGCAGCTGGTGATTATTTATTTTTACCAAATGGTTATTATACTGTTAGTAGTGTTACTAACAATACGACTTTAGTATTAACATCTGCGTATCTTGGAACTACTCAATCTAGTTTATCTACTATTCAAAGAGCAAGACCTGGTGGTGGATTACGCAACTTTGTTAAATTAGGCATTGCTGAAAGCATGGCTGGTTTTTCTGAAAGTGGATCTATTAATACTGCTGATTATAATTTACCAGTAACTACTACTCTAACTGGGACACTTACTGCTACAAATGGTAGTCCAACTGTTACTGGTTCTGGAACTTTGTTTTCTTCACAAGTGGCATATGGTGATTATTTAACTTTAGGTTCTGGAACATATATTGTTTCAACTGTTAATAGTGATACTAGTATAACATTAAGTTCAAATTATACTGGCACAACTTCAAGTTCTCTAACATCTGTATCCAACTTACGCCCTGCAGGAATTGACGGAACGTATGCTGGTTTAACTATCAGAGAGTTTGGAATTAGTAGTGTTAGCTCAGTAACAACAGTAACTGAACCTGCCATTATTCGCGTATCTCTTGGATCTCTTGCTAAATATCCAGGATATTATGTTACTAATGATGGTTTCTTAGATGATGCTGTTTATATTCAGGATAGTCGCTATTATCAAGCATTTTCTTATGTAATTAAAATTGATCAATCTTTAAATACATATAAAACTATTGTTAAAAATTTAATACATCCATCGGGTATGGCTATATTCGGTGAGTATGACTTACGTAATGAATTTACAATTAATACTGCAATAGAATCATTAATCAAGATTCTTTCTATTACAGTAAATGATACAGCGAAATCAGGAACTAATTTAGAGATTAAAGATATCTCTAAAACTATAAATTCTGTTGTATATGATCATTATTTAAATAATGGGTATACTTTAGATGATGACACGGTAAGTCCAATTGATATTGTTGGAACTGACCTAAATAGAACATTACCGTATTTTAATATACAAAAACCACTTGGAACGCAACCTACCTATGCTGGCGCTACTGAAGATTCTACAGCAGCACCAACAGATTCTGGTGGAATTATATTGTTTAACCCATATGGAGAAGCAGGATTCTTTTTAAATGATTCTGGGTCATATGTTGGCGTACCATCTACATTCTAATTAAGGAGATATAATGAATTTACAAGACACATTTAAACCTACTGGCGAACTTGAAGTAGTAGTTCGAGATAGTCTAGGTAATATTAAACAAGCATTTAAAGCAAAAAATTTAGTTGTTGCAGCAGGTAAAACTTATATTGCTTCACGTATTGTTGGAACTTCTTCTAACATTATGTCCCATATGGCTATTGGCACATCAACATCAACTCCAACTTCAACAGATACGCAGTTAGGTACTGAGGCTGGTCGTGTTACTTTGGCTTCTGCCTCTAACTCTGCAAATGCTATAACTTACACTGCTACATTCCCAGCAGGCACAGCTACTGGTGCTATTACTGAGGCTGCAGTTTTAAACTCTTCTACTACTGGCACTATGCTTTGCCGCACAACTTTCCCAGTTGTTAATAAAGCAGCTGGTGATTCTATTGCTGTTACTTGGGTAGTTACAATTAGCTAATCGGAAAATATAAATGTCATCATTACTAAAATCTCCGTTAGACAATGCTATTGCTAGCGCAGTATATAATGAAATTCAAAACCGAAGCGCAAGATACTATTATTTCTTAGGGGAAACTTTACGTTGGACGGATGAAACAAATCCTCCAATCCCTGTTGATAGTTATTCGTATGAACTTGCGACACGTAATGAAATTATTACAATGAAGGGGATTAACTCCACTGATGTGGCTTTTGTTATTCCACGTAAAGACTGGGTTACAGGTCAAATATGGGATATGTATGATGACCAATATAGTACTGAAGTTCAAGGTATTAATTTAATTGGTGGAGGATATGGCTATTCATCAACTCCTACAATTACTATTACTGGTGGTGGCGGTAGTGGTGCTTCTGCTGCAGCAAGTTTAACTGATGGTGTAATAACAGGTATAACACTTTCATCTCGTGGTTCTGGATACACGTCTATTCCAACAGTTGCTGTTTCAGGTGGTGGTGGGACAGGTGCTATTGCTACTGCAGTAGTTACTATTGCTCCATCTGGTGCACAAAGACTAGAAGATACTAATTGCTATGTATTAACTGATGAATTTAACGTATATAAATGTTTAGATAATAATAACAATGCAGTTTCTACATATAAACCAGTTGGTACTGTTGTAGATCCAGTTATTATGCCAGATGGATATATGTGGAAATATTTGTACAGTATTCCAATTGCATTACGTAATAAATTTTTAACTGACGTTTATATGCCAGTTGTTAACTCAATTCGCTCTCAGTTCTATTCTGGTGGTGAATTATTAAATGTTAAAATTGATAATGCAGGTCAAAACTATACTTTTGCAAATATTAGTGTTTCTGGAGATGGATACCGCCCAGCAGATCCGCTATTATTGAAATCAATAACCCTGTCATCGGGTGGTACTGGATATACTTCAGGTGCCACATTATCTATTGCTCCTCCATTTAACGGAGCAAATACATGGGTTTCAGGTGTTGGTATCCTTCTTGGTCAGAAAGTTGAGTATAATAATAACCTTTATGAAGCAACAGTTTCTGGAGCTCTTGCTTCTCCAGGTCCATCCCACAAATCTGGTGTAGTTGCTAATGGCACTTCTGCTCTTAAATATATTGGAACTCGCGCAACTGGAACATTAACTGTTTCTAGTGGCGTTGTTACTAGTTATACTTTAAATGGGCAAGTATTCGATATTACAATTACTAATGGTGGGTTAGGATATAGTTCTGCGCCAACATTAACTATGGCTGGCGGTAGTGGTTCAGGATTTATCGGTCAAGCCGTAATGAATGGAACATCAGTATCTAGAGTTTATATTTCTGACTCTGGCCAGAATTATACTTCTTTGCCAACAATAGCATTTGGAACTTCATGGGCATCAACAACAGCAGTAACAGTCGGCCAACAGCTTTATTATTCAAATAGACTTTATACAGTTACTGTTGCTGGAACTACTAGTTCTACTGCTCCAACAATTACAGGTTCTGTGGCAACTATTCCAGTAACAAATGGTGGAGCAGGATATGTATCTTCTCCTACGTTTATTGTGAGTAATCCAGACGTTTCTTCTGGTAGTGCTGCTATTGTTACTGCAAATATTTCTGGTGGAGTAATTACTTCTATTACAGTATCATCAGGTGGAACAGGTTATATTAATATTCCAACAGTAACATTCTCAGGTGGTGGCGGTGGTGTAGGATTAGTTCTTGGAACACCTACTCTACAAACTGCTACTAATGGAACTGCAACACTAAAATATGCTGGCGTTACTGCAACAGGAACAGTTAATTTAAAATATGGTTCTGGATATTCGTCATTACCAGTCATAACTATTACTCCAGTTTCAGCAGGTAGTGGTGCTACTGGGTATTTTGTTGGTGTTAAATCTGAAGCAAAACTTACTCCATTAATTTCAAATGGCCAAATTACTTCTGTTAGTATTGATGATGGTGGCGTGGGTTATACTTATGCAAACTTATCAGTGTCAGGAGATGGAGATTCTGGACAAGTAACCGCAGATTTATCTCCAGGTGATATCAACACACTACAAGCAAATACAGAATTATTAACACCAGATGGTCGTATTATGGCATACCCAATTATTTCTGGTGGCTATGGTTACGGCTCAGATTTTCCAGTAACTATTACTGGTGATGGTACAGGTGCTTCTGCAATTGCCCATGTATTAAATGGTACAGTAAAGAAAATTGAAGTTATAAATTATGGTTTAGGATATAAATGGTGTAAAGTATCATTTGACCAAGGAAGTGGGGTTGGTGCGCTTGCTCGTGGTGTCCAAGCTCCATATGGTGGTCATGGTAAAGACCCAATTACTGGCATGTTTGCTAAAAGATTAATGTTTTATAGTAATATGTCCAAAGATACAAATCAAGGGTTTACTGTAAATAATGATTTCCGTCAATTAGGGATTATTAAAAACCCAAGACAATTTGGTGCATATGGTAACTTGGCAAGTAGCCTTGCTTCTGCTTGTTATGTTATTACAGCATATGTTGATACGGTTAATTTTACACAAGATATGCAAGTTCGTCTAGGCTCATCTACTGGTCCGTTATTTAGAATAGTAGCTTTGACTACAACTGGTGTTTTATTACAATCTCTTGATAACGCAGTTCCAGTTGTTGGTAATGTATTTTTAAATGCTGCAGGAAATACTTTTGCGGCATCAGGGGTAACTCCTCCAACAGCAGATAAATATTCAGGTAATATATTGTTTATAGATAATAAAGTAGCCTTTACCCCAACTGCGGATCAAAACGTAACACTGCGAACTGTTATAAATTTCTAACATAAATAAACAAATAACTTAAAGAGTAAAAGAATGCTAGATTTCAATACCGAACCGTATAATGATGATTTCGATGAAACTAAAAAGTTTTATCGTATTTTATATCGCCCATCCTTTGCGGTTCAGGCTCGCGAATTAACTCAAATGCAGAGCATTCTGCAGAATCAAATTAAACGCCATGGTGATGCTATCTTTAAACAAGGTGCCATGGTTATCCCTGGTCAAGCGTCTATTCAAACTTCCACGCAGCCTGGAAATGGTGCTGATTATGTAAAATTACAAAGTTTATATAATGGAGTAGCAGTTGAAACATTCCTATCTTCTTTACTTGGTAAAACTTTAATTGGTCAAACTACTGGTGTAAAAGCAACAGTTACTTTTGTGCAAAGCGCACAAAGTGGCGATCCAACTACACTGTATCTAAACTATATCGTATCAGGAACAGATACAACAACCAAAACTTTTGCTTCTAATGAAGTTTTAATAACATCTGATAATATATACTCAGTTGCAGTACAAAATGCTACAGGATCTACTGGAAAGGGTTCATTGGCCACCATTAATACTGGTGTTTACTATATTAATGGTAATTTCTGTTTAGTAGATTCACAAACTATTGTTCTTGACAAGTATACAGCAAATCCAACTTATCGTATTGGTCTTTCTATTAGTGAAGAAATTATTACACCAGAGCAAGACGAAACTCTTTTAGATAATGCTCAGAATTCATTCAATTATGCAGCTCCTGGAGCGCATCGTTATTATATTGATTTACAATTAACTAAAGTTGCAGTTAATGCTGTAACAGATTCTAACTTTATCGAATTGATTCGTGTTACTGATGGTGGTGTTAAAACTATTGTTGAAACCACTCAATATTCTTTAATTGGCGATGAACTTGCTCGTCGCACATATGATGAATCAGGCGATTATATCGTTAATGGTTTTGATGTTGATATTCGTGAACATCGTAATAATAATCGTGGGACATGGGCATCAAATGCTGCATATCTAATTGGTGATATTGTAACCTATAATGGTATTACTTACACTGCATTAAATTCTGCAACTTCTATTACAACACCACCAACTCATACATCAAGTTCTGCTTACGATGGTCCAGGTTCTACTGGTGTTAACTGGAACTATGATCTGGCTCCATTATATAATCGTGGTATTAATTTAAATGGTGATGAAACTAAACTTGCTGTTGGTATTGAACCAGGTAAAGGATATGTTCATGGATATGAAGTTGAAAAAACTGCCATAACATATGTTCCTGTTCCTAAAGCACGTGATTACGTTCAAGCAACTGCTTCAGTAATTGATACTACTATTGGTAATTATATGTTGGTTACCAATGTAAATAATTTACCACCAGTAGATACTTTAGATCTAGTATATCTATACAATAATATTACTGGATCAGGAAATCGTGGTGTTGCTACAGGAACTGCAGTTGGTACTGCTCGTATTAGATTTATGGAATGGCATACTACCCTTCCAGTTGGATCTACTGCAGTTTATAAACTTGGTTTATTTGATGTTCAAATGAATACTGGATATTCATTTAATGCTGATGTTAAATCTGTATATTACAGTCGTAGCAATTCAAAATTAAACTTTACTGCTGATATTAGTCCAGTTCTTACTCCATTAATTGGTTCTGTTACTGCTGCAGGAACTACTGTTACTGGTGTTAGCACATCTTTCTTGACCGATCTTAAAAATAATGATTTAATTCTTATCGGTGGTATTAATGGAAGCTATCGTAGGGTTGCTGGTACACCATCGGCTCAGGGTACTTTAGTTGTAGATTCTACAATAACTGTTACTGGTGCAACTATTGCTAAATGTACTACTCAAATTCTAGAATCAAATAAACAATCATTAATATATTCACTACCGTATAATGCAATACGTTCTATGCGAACTGCTGGTACTGGTGGAACTAATAATACTACATTTTATTGCTATCAGAAATTTACTCAAACTGCAACTGGAACATCAGTAACTTTAAGTACTTCTGGCACATTTGCGCCAGCAGCAGAACAAACAAATTATATTGTAGTTGATAATGATTCTACTGCTGGCGGTACAGTTATTACTCCAGTATCAATAACCCCTTCTGGGTCAACATGTAATATTGTTGTTCCTGCTGGTCAGTCTGGACGCTCCATTACTGTTATTGCAGCAGTTATTAGAAATGGTTCTGGATTTGAAAAAACCAAAACTTTAACTAATACTTCTGAAACCTTTATTACACAAACTGCTGCTCAAGCCAGTGTTATTTACTTAGATAAAGCAGATTTATTTAAAATTGTAAGTATTACAATGGCTCCAGGAGTTGCGTTTGGTTCTACTCCTTCTTCTGCTCAGTATACTGTTGATATTTCAAATAGATATACCATTGATGCTGGCCAAAGATTTAGCCATTATGACTGGGCAACACTAACATTAAATCCATCTTTTGCTGCACCATCAAACCCAATTAAAGTAACTTATCAATATTTTGAGCATGGCGCAGGCGATTACTTTGATGTTAATTCATATAGCGGTATTGATTATAAACAAATTCCTACATTATTAAGAGATGCTATTGATTATCGCCCACGTGTGGCCAATAAATCACTTGGTTCTAGAAACTTTACTGGAACTGGAAGTATTGTTTCTGGTGTTCCAAAACGTGGCCAAGCAGCAACAGCAGATTATAGTTATTATTTACCAAGAAAAGATAAAATTGCAGTAGATATTAATGGTAATTTATTTAATGTCATTGGAGTTTCTGCATTAGCTCCAGGATACCCAGCTGACCCTGCGTTAGGAATGGTATTATATTCATTAGACCTCTCTGCGTATACATTTACTGCTGATGCTAATAATATATTGGCTAGGAAAGTTGACAACAAACGCTATACAATGCGCGACATTGGCAAATTAGAAAGCAGAATTAATAATTTAGAATATTATACTTCATTATCATTACTCGAGCAAGAAACTCAGTCATTAAAAATTACAGATTCATCAGGTCTTGACCGAATGAAGAATGGTTTTGTTGTTGATAACTTCTCTGGTAGTAAATTAGCAAATAGTAAATCTCAGGATTATCTGTGTGCAATTGACATGGAAAATAATCGTTTACGCCCATTTTATACAATGTATAACGTAAACTTATTAGAAAAATATTCTAATACTGCTGCTCGTAATGCAGCGAATTACCAATTAACTGGTGATATTATTACATTACCATATACAACTACACCATTAATTACTCAAGTATACGCTTCTCGTTTAGAAAATATTAATCCATTTGCTATATTTACTTTCCTTGGTGATGTTCAATTAAATCCACCAACTGATGACTGGTTTGAAACAAATCGTTTACCAGATATTATTCAGCAAGTAGAAGGTAATTATAATACAATTTTAAATATTGCTGAAAAAGCTGGTGCTCTTGGAACTGTTTGGAATGCATGGCAAACTGAATGGACTGGTATAAGTGTTGTTGGAGATGTTCAATATACTGGTTCTGCTGCAGGTTATGCTCAGCAATATGGTATTACAAATGGTAATTTTAGTTTAAATGGTGGTTGGGGTAGATATGCTGGTAGTTATGCTACAACTCAAACTACAGCAACTCAGATTGGTCAATCAAGAACTGGAATTAATACAACTCTTGCATTAAAAACTGATTACGAGACTGTTTCAGATCTAACAGTATCAACTGCAGTTATTCCTTTTATTCGTTCCAGAAATATTCTTATTCAAGCAAAAAAATTAAAACCACTAACTAAATTCTATCCATACTTTGATGGTATAGATATTAGTGTGTTTTGCACACCAGCAACAAAATTAATTTATACACCAACTTCAGGCACTTTTGACTATACTACAAACGTAGGTGGACAGGCTTCTGAAGCTAAACGTAGAATTGCTGGGGATTCTCAAGTATGTTTAAATACAGGTGATGTTATTAGTAATGCTGGTAATACTGCATCTGCTGTTGTTGTGAATGTTTATTTAGATACTAGTAATGCATATTGTTTGAGTATTGTTAATATTAAAGGAACATTTAGCACTAGTGATATTATTTCTGGTTCTATAAGTGGTGCACAAGGAACTGTTGTTTCATTAACCACTCCCGCCAATTTAGTTACTACTGGTCGTGGTGATGTAGAGTTTTTATATAATATACCACAAACTGATGCAATCCGTTTTAGAACAGGTAAACGAGAATTTAGATTAGTTGATTCTAGTACTTATAGTGGTAATTATACTTCTCGTGGAATTGCATCTTATGAAGCTACTGGTACTTTAACAACTAAACAATCAACTATTAATGCAGTTAGAAACGCACAGTTGGTACAAGAACAGGTTAGTGATAATCAAACTATCTGGCAAAGTGAGACTAAATCACTGGGTAGCGGTGGTGTTTGGTATGATCCGCTGGCACAATCTTTCTTAATACAACAAAATGGTGGAGCATTCTTAACTTCAATTGATGTTTTCTTTGGAACTAAAGATACACAAATACCAGTTACATTACAGATCCGTGAAATGGTTAATGGATCACCTGGGAAGAACATTCTCCCCTTTAGCGTAGTAACTAAACGTCCAGAAGATGTGAGTTTATCTGCAAACTCAGTAACCATGCCAGATGGAACTCAGAAACCTAGTTATGATACACCAACTAGATTTACGTTTGAAAGTCCAGTTTATGTTCAAGATAATACTGAGTATTGTTTTGTTCTTCAGTCAGACTCAAACGCATATAATGTATGGATTTCTTACATGGGCGATCAAATTCCTGGATCTGGAAGAACTATTTCTGAACAACCATATGCTGGTGTAATGTTTAAGTCTCAGAATGCTTCTACTTGGACACCTGATCAAAATGCTGATATTAAATTTACTATAAATCGCGCAGTATTTAATACTTCTGTTATTGGTTCTGTTGACTTTGTTAACGATGTTCTACCATATGATACATTAGATATTGATCCATTCCAAACTACTTCTAGTTCTAACGTAGTTCGTGTTTGGCACTATGACCATGGAATGCCATCGGGGTCAACTGTAGATATTTCTGCAGTTAACTGCAATGATCCAGGAACTGGAACTATTACTGCTTCTACTTCAAGCACTACTGTTACTGGCGTTGGAACATTATTTAATACTGAACTGTCAGTTGGATCAAACATCTATAATGCTCAAGATGTATTAATTGGTTCTGTTTCTTCAATTGCAAGTAATACGTCACTAACATTATCTTCTAATGCTGCAGTTGCTTGCTCAGCTGGTTCTACATATCAGTATGTTGCTCCAGTAAATGGAATTCCTGCAATTCAGATCTATGGTACTCATACTATTAGTAATGTAGACAGTAATTGCTATACTTTTACTACAAGTTCTAATGCAACATCGAGTGGATATACTGGCGGAACATTTGTAAAAGCTAACAAAAATATTCAATATGATATTGTAAATCCATATGTTCAGATTCAGACTTTCTCTGATACAATTACATCATTCTCTGTTAAAACAACTTCTGGTAAATCAGTTGATGGATCTCAATCTGCATATGTTATTGATTCAGGATTCTCGCCAGCTTTGATTAAACAGAATAATACATTTTATACACCAAGAATGATTTGTTCAGAAACTAATGAAAGTGTTTCACTCTCTGGTGCGAAATCCGTGACGTTTAATGCTCAGTTATCAACTACAAATAATTCAGTATCTCCAATTATTGATACAACTCGTACTAGTTTAATTGCAATTAGTAATAAATTAAATGCTCCAACGCAATCTAATACTAACGTAGATCCACTTGATAGTATTACTGCTTTTAGTTATTCTACTGGTGCTTTTAGTTTTTCTAACTCTGGATCTGCTTGGGTAGCAAGCACAGCGAAATCTGTTGGTGATCAGGTTTATTATAATAATAATCTTTACGTAGTTACATTTGCTGGTACAACAGGAACTACTGCACCTTCTCATACTGCTGGTACTTTAATTAACGGAACTGCAGTATTATTATACCAAGGATATCCTGGAATTATAACATCTACAGTTTCTGCGGTAAGAACTGCAATGGCTGGTATTGGTATTGGTAAATATGTAACTATTACTGGTTCTACCACTAGCGGTAATAGTTCAACATTCTTAGTTACTGGTTTTTCTGATGATGGCACTACAGCTACTTTAAATATGGCAACATTATTTACTGCTGAAGCTGCAATATCAGGTACTACTGTTACTTCTAGACTACTATTCTCTGACGAAATTACTCCAGTTGGAAGTTCTACTATTAGTAAATATGTGACTAATCCAGTTAAATTTGCAAACGCTTCTACTTATACACGTGTTATGATTTCCGCAAATCTTCCTGCTGAGTCTAATGTTGCTGTATATTATAAGACTGTTACTGGTGATGCTGGAAGATTATCTAACATAAGTTGGACATTAATGACTCCAGATTCTGCTATTGTTAAGGTTGATAATGGAAATCCTACTTTTAGTGATATTACTTATACTTTAACAGGAATGCAGTCTTTTGATACTATTGCGGTTAAACTTGTTATGACTTCTACTAATAGTTCAGCTGTTCCTATTATTAAAGATTTTAGAGTTATTGCTTGTCCATAATGACTGATTTTTTAAAAGTTGAAGGACACAACAGTTTAGTTCGAGATGTTACTACTGGTGCTATCCTAAATAATAATAGAACTGATTATGAAGAATATCTCTATAATAAGCGCATGGCAGAAGCTAGAGAAGCGGAGATATCTCAAAATACAGAAGATATAAAACAAATAAACAATGAATTACAAGATATAAAAAAGTTGATAATTCAGCTTTTATCTAAATAAATAGGATTGATTAAGGAACTTACATGGCTAATATAACATCAGCATCTATTACACTAAGAGGTACTAAAGGTAGTCCTCTTACAAATACTGAAGTTGATAATAACTTTAGTAATTTAAACACTGCTCTAGCAACTGGACTCACAGCTGCTAGCTATACTGCAGCAGACGTTTTAACCAAATTACTCACAGTAGATGGTACCACTTCTGGTCTAGACGCTGACTTTGTTCGCGGATTAGCCACTGCTACTACGAATACAGCTAGCACAATGGTTTCTCGTGATGCTTCTGGTAATTTCTCTGCAGGAACTATTACTGCGAACTTAACTGGTACTGCTTCTATTGCAGCTAGTTTAAATTATACAGTGGCAATTGCTGGTGGTGGAACTGGTTCCACTACTCAAGCTGGCGCACAAACCAATTTAGGTTTAGTTCCTGGAACAAACGTACAATCATATAGTGCAACTCTTGGTGGTTTGGCAGCTGCTGGTTCTGCAGCTGATACTGCCCCATATTATACTGGTGCTGGCACTGCATCTACTCACAGTTTTACTGCTTATATGCGTGGTTTGGCAGGATCTGCTGCAGCGATTAACGCTAGAAGTACATTAGGTTTAACAATCGGTACTGACGTACAAGCATATTCTGCCAACCTTTCTGCTCATGCATCAGTCTCTTCTGGAATTATTGCACAAACTGGTGCTGGTTCTGCAGCTGGACGTACTATTACTGCAGGCGGTGGTATTTCTGTGTCTAATGGTGATGGTGTTGCTGGTAATCCAACTATTTCTGCGGCAGTTACTTCTGTTCAAGGTGCAACTGGTGCTGTTGTAGTTTCTGTCCCTGTTACTTCTGTTCAAGGTGCAACTGGTGCTGTAACAGTTACTAATATTAGTGGATCTGCTGGATCTGCTGGATATGCTACATCTGCTGGTTCTGCTGGTTATGCTAGTTCTGCTGGTTATGCTAGTTCTTCTGGCGGTGGTTGGCCAGGGAATTTAAGTGGGTTTTATAATAACTTAGGTAACTATGGCAGTTTCTTTGATGGAGTTGCCAACTGCGGAGGGTTTGGACTATATAGCGCAAATGATGTTCAAGCCGTCTTGGGAAGATCAGGTAATTCTGTTAGCGTCAATATGAATTGTAATTGCCGTTGTAATTGCTAATTCTATTTACTATAATAAACTAGATTAAAATAATAGGAAAATAACAAATGGCCAGAAGAATTAAACTGATATTCTCAGATAGTGATTTAATTTTTAAATTACCACAAGAAGATGTTACTTACAACTTAAATGTCACATCAACTGAAATACAATTTAAAATTTCTATAGAAGATAATTTTAGTGAACCATATGCCAGTTGGACATACCTTAACTGTACACTAAATTTAGATACTGTAAAAAACATGAATCGATTTCATTCAAATATGTTAGTCGGTGTAGGATTTGCCTCTAATGAATTTTTAATGGAGCAGAAAGAAGAACATCGTATTGTTGGAAATGCTAATTTAGTTGATATTTCTGCATTTTCAAAAACTAAGCGAATACAAAATATAGCTTCGAAACGCTTGGCTACTGCTCCGATACGTTTATTTATTTATGTAAGAGATCCAAAAGATACATTTGAAGATTGGGATATTTTAGTCCACGTTCCAGCCAAAAATCATACATTTATAACAAATGTGCTACAATGGGAAGGTCCAGTTGAATTAACTGAATTTAATCATGCTATAGAATTACCTGATGCGATTACTTCTGAAGAAGATACATCGTATAATAATCCTGACTATTACAAATTTAAAGTTTTTGCTCCAGCATATAATACTGAATTAGAAGCCGAACCATGTGTGGGAGTAATTGATAGAGCTAGGATTTATATGAAAGATGGGGAAGGTAGTATTAGAGTATTGAAATCTTCTGTAGAATCAGGAGATAAGATTATTGCTAAGGTTGGTTTTGGCAACTATGTAAGATTGCATAGTATTGAGAAACAACTATAATAATGTCATTTATTAATGAGTATTTGATAGAAATAAATGAGTTTCCAATATTTGCTAATGGCAGTTATACGGTAAAAGATTATTTTTATTATAATTCAAATATTAAACAATATGATCATAGGTGCTTAATTGTACCAGTATCAAAAGTTTTAAATAACACTGAATTACCATCAGAAGATATAATAAAAAAATTAATAAATAATAATGTGCCTATAATGACTAGGTTGATTGATTTAAAAGACGAAACAGAAACTTGGATTTTTAACACGAAAAGTTTAGAGGAAATAAAAAATGACTAAGCATGTAAAATGGGTTATCGCCCACGAACCAATCGGTTTGTTTTTGAAAGTAGCAGAAACATTCTCTGCAGAAGTTAATGCTAAAACAAATGGTGCATTTGATATAGAAGTTCTTTCATTAACTGATTATACAAATAAGTATAATAATGGTAAGAAAATTACTAAAAATGAACTTATGCATTTAGTTGACACAGGTGCAATTGAAATGAGCCATATCTATACTACTTGGTTAGCTGACTATAATAAAGATCTACATGCATTAGATCTACCATTCCTATTCCGCGATCATGACCACGCTGATCGTGTTTTAGAAGGTACAATTGGTGTTGAATTATTAGCTGGTGTTGCTAAGAATTCTAATACACACGCTATGTCTTTCACTTACTCTGGTGGATATCGTGTTGTTCCTGCGAACTTCCGTGCTGACACTGTTGAATCATGGCAAGGTCAAGCAGTTCGTACATCTCGCAGCCCAGTTGCTGTTGAAACTTTTAAACTTCTTGGTGCAATTCCAAATAAAGATATCGCTCTTGAAGAAATGAATCAAGCTGCAGATGCTGGTATAATCTCTGCTGGTGAATCTACATATGTTCGTATCTTCCCACTACAACAGAATGAATCTTTTAAAGTTGTTAATGACACTGCTCATAGTTTGTTTTTAACTTCTATTATCGTTAATCAAGATTTCTTTAAACAGTTTGATACTGAAACTCAAGAAATTATGGCTACTGCTGCTTTTAATGCTGCTCGTAAAGAGCGTCGTGAATCCGTTGCTGATATTCCCAATATTCTTGCTGAATGTGAATTTAAAGGTGTTGAGGTTGTTCGTATGTCTGCTGAAGAAGAAACTAAGTTTAAAGCTGTTACTTCTAAAGTTTACGATAAATTTGCAAATTATTTTACTCCAGGTTTAGTACAAAGTATCCAGTTGAATTAATCAATATGTTTTATTAAGAAGCCACTGCGGTGGCTTTTTTTTCACCTATAAATAGTTATATGATTTTATATTATAATATCCATGCTGTGCCTGATCTCATTAGAATGAAACATCAGAATATTCCAGTGTTTTTATCTGAAAACTATTCAGATAAATTATTCAATACGTATGAACAGTTTGGCTTAAATAAACATAATGTTATCTATGATCGCACAAAAAATATACCACACTATCTCAAAATAACTCCAGATTTACATCCAATGCCAGGTGTAGTAAATGATTATAATAAAACATTTTGGGAAATAACAGAGACTAGATGTAAAGAATTATTAAGTTTAGAAAAACCAATTAATGTTATGTGGTCTGGTGGTATTGACAGTACATTTATTCTATTTGCATTAAAATATTTTTCTAATGATCCCGATCAAGTAAGGGTTTATGGAACTTATAATAGTATACTAGAGTCTGGTGATTTATTTGATACCTATATTAAAGATAATTTTAAATTTGAAATTAAAGTTGGAACATACAATAATCATAATTATCAAGACGAAACTAGCATTTATGTTAGTGGTATGTGTGGTAATCAGTTATTTGGTCCCACAGATGATTTTTTTGCAACTGGGGATACTGCAATGTTTCATCACACATTAGGTACACCAAAAACAATTTATGAATCATATGAAAATAATATAGATCCAGTATTATTAGAATTTTTAAATCCAATTATTAAAACTTCTCCTAAGAAACTTGAGACTGTTTCTGATCTTAGATGGTATTGTATTTTTAACTTAGATTGGTACACTGCAATTTATGAACATAAGACTCAAATTCCATTGGATAAAGTAAATAGATTATACAGCTTTTTTAACTCAGAGTTGTTTCAAGAATGGGCTATAAATACTAAAGATCCTTTTACTAAAGTTGAGGGTAATCCTTTAACACATAGATGGCAAATGAGAGAGATACTAACTGAACTTATTGGAGATCCATATTATAGTTTACATAAAGATAAAAAAATATCTGCATTTTCAACGCCAAATCCAAGCTGGCTATTTTTATTAAATGATTATCATAACATATACTATTAGGAAAAAAATAATGGCGCAATTTGATATAACTGTAGTCAACCCTATTACAAATGAAAAACGTATTGTTCAATATGATAATACAAATAACAAACTTACATGGGATGGCGAAAATATTTTACCAGAAGCAAAAACAACAATAGAGCAGCCCCAAGTAAAATTAGAAATAAGTAAAGAACCAAAAGTTGTAAAAATTTTATTGGGTCTTTCTTGTAATTATGAGTGTAGTTATTGTAATCAAAGATATGTTCCACATGCTGAAGAAACTAATCCATCTGATGTTCAACCATTTGTAGATAGAATGTCAACTTGGTTTGATGGAGGAGATGATGGTAAGGGAAAGGGAACTCGTTTTGAATTTTGGGGTGGTGAGCCACTAGTATACTGGAAAACTCTTAAACCTCTTGCAGAAACAATTAAATCTAAATACCCTGGCACTAAATTTAGTATGATTACAAATGGATCATTACTAGATGATGAAAAAAATGAATGGTTAGATAAGTTAGGATTTTCTATTGGATTCTCTCATGATGGACCAGGACAACATGTTCGTGGTCCAGATCCTTTTGATGATGAAAAATCTAAACATGGAATTATTTCTCTGTTTAAATTATTTGCTCCTCAAGGTAGGATAAGTATTAATACAATGCTTAATAATAAAAATTATGATAGAATTGCAATTGAAGAGTGGTTTATTAATTTAATTAAAAACAATATAGGTGAACACTACGTTCAATATCTTCGTATCGGTGAAGGGGCATTTGTTGATGCTTATGATGAGGGTGGAGAAAGCAGCTCTTTAAAAACAGAAGAAGAAGAAATAACATTTAGGAGAGAATCTTTAAATCAAATTCGTTCTGGTAAAATTAAACATTTTACTATTGTTCCTGAAAAAGCACTAGAATTTATTAATACTATCAAATCTGGCACTAGAAGTGATACTCTTGGTCAAAAATGCGGAATGGATAAGAAAGAAAATCTTTCTATTGATCTTAATGGGAATGTTTTAACCTGTCAAAACGTATCAACAGTTTCAGTTAATCCTTCTGGTATTTCTCACCACCTTGGAACAGTTGATAATTTAAAAGATATTGAAATTAAAACAGGAACTCATTGGAGTGATAGAGAAGAGTGCCCAAAATGTCCTGTTTTACATATTTGTAAAGGTGCATGTTTCTTTTTAACTGGGAATTTATGGGAAACTACTTGTAATAATGCATTTAGTGATAATCTTCCAATCTTTGTTGCTACTATAGAAGTTCTAACTAATGGATGGTTACCCATCTATATAGATGGTCCATTACGAGAAGATCGTAAAGATATCTTCTGGTGGGTAAATGGCAAACCAGAAAAAACACGTAAAGCCAAAAAAATTATTCCAATTACCGCAATTTAATACTGCAAAACCCAATTTACACATCTTATAAATAAAGAAGTAAGATAAATAACATAAGGAATTCTGATGGCTGAAAGGATAAAACTGGTCCAAGGGGATAATCTACCTTATATCAGACTCACCCTTAAACATGCAACTGGGCTGCCCATAGATGTTTCTGCTGCCACAGTACAGATGTTTTTTAGAGCAAAAGGTTCTACCACGATTCTTTCTACAATAACATGTACTAAGCCAAATGGTGGAACTGATGGGGTAGTTATTTTCAATTTTTCTGGAACTTCACTTAACGTAGATCCAGGATATTATGAAGGTGAAGTACAATTAAATTACGCTGGTACTATCCAGACAGTTTACGATACGCTTCAGTTTCAAGTAAGAGCACAATTCGCTTAATTAATAGGAGATTTAAATGGAACAAATTAATGCACAAGATAAGATGTACAGCGGAGTTATTGGAACTTCTAATTCGTCTGAAAGTGCCAATGCAACTGGTGTATATACAGCAACATGTTTAGATAAAGACGGTAATCTAAAGTGGACTGACACTTATAAAAATATCGTAACAACATACGGTAAAGATATGTTGTTAAACACAACTTTTAGAGCACAGACTGCTTCTTCATTCTACCTTGGTTTGTCTAAAGGTTATAAAGCATTATCAGGTTCAGTTACTAGTACTACTTCTAGTACTGCAGTTACTGGTACTAGCACTACACCTACTACTATTACGGCTACAACTCCAACAGTATCACTAGGTTCTGCTACTGTTTCAGTTACTTCTAACGTAATTACAGTTTCTTCTACAACTGGTGTTCTACCTGGCATGGCTGTTCAATTCGGTTCAGCAATTACCAGCTCATCGCTTGCTGCTGCAACAACTTATTACGTATTGACTGTACCTTCTGCAACTACTTTCACTGTTTCTCAGGTTCCAGGTGGTGCTGCTTATGGTGGTACTGGTTCTGCTACTTCAACAGTTACATTTACTTCTAATACTATTAGCGTTACTTCTGCAACTGGTATCGCTCCAGGTATGACAATGTGGGTTACTGGTACTTCTACTGGTGGTTTATCAGGCGCTACTCTAACTCTTGCTTCTGCTGCAACTATTACTTTAACAGGTACTATTGCTCTAACATCTCAAACTGTTTCAGTTACTTCTAACGTAATTACAGTTTCTTCTACAACTGGTGTTTACGTAGGTATGCCAGTACAGTTCGGTTCAGCAATCACTAGTTCATCACTTGCTGCTGCAACTACATATTACGTAGTTTCTGTTCCATCTTCTACTACTTTTACAGTATCACAAACTGTTGGTGGTGCTGCTTATGGTGGTACTGGTTCTGCTACTTCAACTGTAACTTTTACTTCTAACGTAATTTCTGGTTTAACTACTACTTCTTTAGCTGTTGGTAACCCAGTTATTTTCAACACTACTGGTAACGGTATTACTTCAGGTACATATTACTGGGTAACTAATATCCCAGCTGCTGGTTCTATTATGGTGTCTACAACTCCAGGTGGTACTAACGTAACTTTAACTGCTGGTTCTAACACCAACGCAACTACAACTGTTACTGGTACTAACACAAAGTATTATGTAACTCAAGTTTCTGGTACTACATTAACAGTTTCTACAACTGCAGTATCACCAGCTTCTTACACTACTTCTACTGGTGTATTGACTACAACTTATACAACTGGTGGAGTATGGGGAACTACTCCAACTCTAACTTCTACTTCTGCTACATCTATTGCAGTTATTTTTACCACTTCTTTCTCAACTGAAGTAGCTGTTGGTACTAAGATCTATGACTCATCTTATAACTTGATTGGTACTGTTTCTACTCTTGGTGGTGACTCAAACATTACTTTAGCTGCTAACGCTGCATTTGCTGTTACTGCTGGTCTTGTTTACGCTGATCCTGCTCAACTAGCAACTGATACTATTTTGAGCGCACCACGCTGGCAAGAAGATTTAAACTACGCTGCTGCAACTAGATCAACTCCATCTTTCAGCGCATCATCAGCTGGTTCTATGCAGACTTCTGCTGCAGCTTCTTTTTCAATTAATGCTACCACTGTTATTGGCGGAACATTCTTAATTGGTGGTTTGACTCAAAAGGGTTCTACTACTGCAGCGACTGCTACTGGTGCAGCTACTACAGGTGTTCTTTACTCTGCGGGTAACTTCTCTGGTGGTAACAAATCTGTTGCTTCTGGTGATACATTAAACGTAACTTACACAGCATCTGTATAATAGGGGATTAAAAATGGCATTATTTAAAAAAGAAGATAAAGTTAAAATCAAATATACTACACTGGAAGGTGTAGTTGAAGGTGCTGAGATCGATCAAGAAACATTTGAAGTAATGTATTTTGTTCGTTATACTGATCACTTTGGTTTAGAGCAAACTCGTTACTGTGACGAAAGCCAATTAGAGGCTATTTAATAAACGCTCTGAAAGGAGTGTCTGATGGCTCTCGTTATTGCTGATCGTGTTCAAGAAACAACTACATCAACAGGAACTGGTACACTAACACTAGCTGGACCAGTTTCTGGTTTCCAATCGTTTGCTGCGATTGGTAATGGAAATACAACTTATTACGCTATTGTCTCTGGTACTGACTGGGAAGTTGGTATCGGAACATACACATCTTCTGGTACTACGTTAAGTCGTGATACAGTACTATCTTCTTCAGCTGGCGGAAGTACTAAAATAACTGTGGCTTCAGGTGCCACGGTATTTTGTGATTATCCTGCTGGTAAAGCAGTTTATCAAGATTCTACTGGTCTTGTTTCTGTACCAACATTATCAGCTACGGCTTCTACTGCTGCCTCTGCTAATAAGGGAGCTATTAATTACAGTACTTTAGGTTATTCAGATACCAATATCTTAGCATCTTTTGCTTCAAGTGTAGCTGGTTATAACCAAATGATTTTGCAAAATACGTCAAATGATGTTAGTGCTTCTACTAACTTTATTGTGTCAAATGACGCTGGAACAGCATCTACAAACTATGGTGAGTTTGGTATTAACTCATCAACCTTTTCAGGAACAGGTTCACTTGGTAGTCCTGGCGCTGTTTATTTAACTTCCGCATCTACTGATTTAGTTCTTGGTACTGTTGGCGCAAATTCAATTCGTTTTGTAATTAATAGTGGTGCTACTGATGCAGCAACCATTTCTAGTGCTGGTTTGTTAACTGCTAATAGCTTTGCTTCATCTTCTGCAGCAATTACTGGTGGCACAATAAACGGCACAACAATAGGTGCTTCCACAGCTTCTAGTGGCGCATTTACATCACTATCAGCTACTGGCACAACAACTCTAGCAACATCATTGAGTGGTTTATTGAAAGCTACGAGTGGCGTAGTAAGTGCAGCAACAGCAGGTACTGATTATGTAGCAGTGGGTGGTGCTTTAGGTATTCCATCTAGTGGTACTGTTACCAACTTAACTGGTACTGCTTCTATTAACATCAATGGTACTGTGGGAGCAACTACTGCTTCAACTGGTGCATTCACCACACTATCAGCTACTGGTGTTATTACTTCTACATTAGCAACTGGAACTGCGCCATTCACAGTAGCTTCAACCACGCAAGTAGCTAATTTAAACGCTGCTACAGCAGGAACGGCTACCTCTGCTACAACAGCAACAAACTTAGCTGGCGGTGCTGTAGGCTCTGTACCATACCAAAACTCAGCAGGAGCAACACTATTTTTAACTGGTAACACTACAACAACCCCTCAGTTTGTTACTTCTACTGGTACTGGCACGGTTGCACAAGCACCCACTTTAACTTCTTCTACAGGTAGCGGTAGCGTAGTTTTAGCTACAAGTCCTACTTTGGTAACTCCTGCTTTGGGAACTCCAGCAAGTGGTGTAGTAACAAACTTAACTGGTACTGCTTCTATAAACATCAATGGTACTGTAGGGGCTACAACTCCAACCACAGGTAAATTTACTACCATTACGCAATCTGCGGGTACTGCTGGCGTAGGTGGCGCACCAATTTATTTAACTACGGGTACTAACTTAACTGCAGCAGCGCAAGGTGCTATTGAGTTTGATGGTACTGCTTTGTACATGACACCTTTTGGTACTTCAAGAGGCTCTGTGCCTACATACCAAATTCAAGTATTAAATGCCACTTATACATTAACATCACAAGTTGGCGTACAAAAACTATTAAACGCAACAACTAACGGAGCAGTAGCTGTAGCAGTAGGACTATACGAATTTGAATGTCAGTTTATGCTAACTGGTATGTCAGCCACTTCTGGAACATTAGGTTTTGCCTTGGCTGGTACAGCTACTTATACCCAGCAATGGATGGCTCATGCTTCTAGGTCAGGCAGTGCAGCAGCTACAATCGTTACTGGTAATACCAACGCTGTGTACCAAACACAAAATACTGCGGCAAATACAGCAATTACAGGCTCTTCTACCAATACAACAGGTTCAGCATTAATTAAAGGGTTTATTCGTGTAACTGTGGCTGGTACTGTAATTCCTCAAGTATCTATGTCGGTAGCTTCTGCCGCAGTAGTACAAACTGGTGCTTATTTTAAAATTACCCCAATAAGCGCAACAAGTACAACAACTAATATTGGTAACTGGACATAATATTTTATGTTTATGGTGTTTACTACAAAACCATAAATATAGTATGTTAGCTACATATACATGGGCTGATTTATTCAGCCCATTTTCAAATCAAAACACTGGTAAATAATGTTTGGTTTTTCTCCCTTATCTAGTGCACCACTCAGCAGTTTATTTTCAACTGTTAGAACATACACAGTATCAATTTCAGAAACTGGAAATGCTTCTGATCCGATTATTACTGCGATAGGTAACTTTGGTGTTATAGGTTATGAATATTCAAATAAGAATTATCTTAATTTCCCAAATAATTATAGAGTATCGCCGTGGTTTACTGGTAATGCTGTAGTATCTAATGCTGCCGTACTGGCACCAGATGGAACATATACTGGGCAATTATTAAAAGAAACTGTTGCCAGCTCAGCACACTCTTTAAATTATGGTTTAACTTTACCAAAAGCAAATACAACTTATACACTTTCTTGCTATGTAAAACCATATACTGCTGATAGAATTGTTAACTTACAGTTCCATGAAAATCCAGCATATGCATATGCTGTTATACAACTAGGCGCAAATTTATCTTCAATTGATGCTGTACCACAAGTTACACCAAGGTCATCTTACTCTAACGCATCTGGAACAGTAACTGCTGCAGCCAATGGTTGGTACAGAGTTAATATTACTGCAACTACTGGTATACAAGGTTCTACAACAGTTAGTTTATTATTAAATAATGCTGGTGCGCAAAACTATGCTGGTAATGGAAATTCTGGTATATATCTTTGGGGTATGCAGTTTGAAGAAGGTTCATCGCCTACTGCAGTACAAAATCCATATAGCACTGACTCTGGCGCATCACAAGTATCATTCATTCCACAACTAACAGAAATAGCAACAATAACAACAAATTTATATAATGTTTCTGAAAATTTCTCAGATTCTACTTACTGGTATCCATTCCGTATATCGGTAACTCCTAATTATGCAGTTGCGCCTGATGGTTCAAATACTGCATCATTATTAACAGCTACTGGCGATTATGCCAATATGGCTGTCGTTCCCAATGCAAGTACATCCGTATTTAATGTCAATCCTGGAGAATATTGGACAGTATCAATATATGTAAAATATGTAAATAATCAATATGTTTCAATACCCAATGAAGTAACAGGTGGTGTTAGTTCACTTGCTGTTTTTGATATTATTAATGGTACCATTAATAATCAAGCATATAATTGTACTAATGCCACTATAACTTCTGTTGGTTCTGGATGGTGGAGAGTTACTGCCACAACTCTAATTCCTGCAGGAGGATCTGGTTGGAATCCGCATCCTATTTGGTTAGGACAGTATACTGGTGGGCAAACAGGAACAGCTGCTTTGTTTTGGGGTGCACAGATGGAAAGAAGCGCCACTGCCTCAGCATATCAACAAAAACCATTGCGAGATTCAGCTGGAGTTACAGTAGTATCAAGAGATATAAAAGAAATTGGAACAACTAACTTAGTTGATTACTCGCAAAATCCTGTTAGTTGGGAATTCCGTTTATCTACTCTGCAATCAACTACAGAGTTGGCACCTGACGGAACAAATACTGCCGTACGATACACACCAACAGCACAATATGGTGGTGTGCTTCCAGGTGCTTTAACAAATACTCCAAACTGGTTACATGATACTCCAATGGTTGGAAGTGTATGGCTTAGAGTTGCTTCTGGAACAAAACAAGTTGGACTAGGATTAAATGCTGGTGGCATGGGAGTATTTGTTACAGTTACTACAACATGGCAAAGATTTAGTAGTTCTTATACTAAATCTGCTAATTACAATGATTTCTTCAATATATACGAACCTAGCTCTACTGGCTTTGTTGATATTTACGTTTGGGGTTTCCAAGTAGAAGTAGGAACTACTGCTTCTGCATATCAAGTTAAACCAATTGTTGAATCTACCACACCACAATTATTATTCACTCCACAACTAACTGAAACTGGAACATCAGTAGATGAATATAAAGTTGCAGCTAATCTAGTTACAGCTTCCAGTGAAAAAGCATCTAGAAATTTATTAAACAATTCTAATAATTTTAATCAAACTCTATACTGGGGTTTGAATGGTGGATCAGTATCACCAAATTCTATTATATCTCCAGACGGAACACAAAATGCTTCCACTATTACTGGTGGGTCAGCATTCAATGGCGTAAATCAAGGATGGTATGCCACTGCTGGAACAATCTATACATATAGTGTTTATTTAAAATATATTTCTGGATCAACTGAGTGTATACTTGGACCTGATGCAAATCCAACAAACAGTGATAGACAAATGTATGTTAATATACAAACAGGAACTATCTCTTTAACTGGAACGAAACTTATCACATCTGGTGTAACCGATGCTGGTAATGGATGGTATAGATTTTATGCAACATTCAATCAGCCAAATCCAGGATACACTGATATTACGATTTATGAGTCTTGGAGAACTGGTGGCGCAATGCAGTTCGGTGTTTATGGAGCACAAGTTGAATATGGAAATAATGCCACTTCACTTGTAATGACTCCTCTGCAAGAATTATCCAGTAATACTCTTGCTACTACATTAACATCTCAAGAAAAATTAAATAAAAATTTAGTTGCTTATCCAGAAGATATTACTAATATTGGTTGGGGAAAACTCAACATATCATCTATTGTTCTGGCAACAGCACCAGATAATAGTTTCACTGCTAATTTAGTGACACCAAGCGCAAAAACTAATGCTCAATTTGAAGTTACTACTGGAACATTTGTAGGATTTCAGGTATACTACACTAGAATAGGACAAACATATACATTCTCAGTATATGCTAAACCAAATGGATATAATTATATTCGATTAAGTTTTGGTAATATTGCTGGATTTGGTTTAGCGTTCTTTAATGTATTAACAGGAACTGTTGGAACTACAACAGCCAATACTGCTCCAAATAATTTTTCAGCTGCTATTGCTCCTGCTGGTAATGGATATTACAGATGTAGTATAACCTACACTGCCACAAGCATTGGAGTAGTTAATAGTGACATTTACATTCTAAGTGCTGATAATCAATACAATTGGACATCAGATGGCACTAGTGGTGTATATCTATATGGTGCTCAGTTTGAAGAAGGTAGTTTATCTTCTTATGTTTCTGTTGCTAATTATGGTAATACTCAAACTACTACATCAGCAGCTGCTCCGCAGATAACTGAATCTGGTGGAGCAAATGATTCAGAAAGTTCTCAAGCAGATTTCTACCCACCAGTACTAACAGAATCTGGTTCTGCAAATGATTCAGAAACTGTATCAGCAGTTAATACAGCTACAAAGATAGAACTAGCAAGAAAGAACTTAGTTGTTAAATCAAACGTATTTGATAACACTAATTATTGGTCACAGACTGCAGCTACACCAATTCCATATGCAACTGTTTCTCCTTTTGGAACAACTGATGCTTATTTCTTAAGAGAATCTGCTACATTAAATAATGGTCATTATCTTCAACAGGTTCCACTTTGGGAAAAGGGATATCAATACACATATAGTATATACGCCAAAGCATCTACTAGAACATATCTATTTTTATTAATTGGTTCTGGAGCAATTCCAGGACAACAGAATGCATTGTTCAATTTAACTACTGGTGCAATTAGTCAACTCAATGTGACCAATGGAACAACTGCTGCAGTGACTGATGTGGGAAATGGCTGGTGGAGATGTTCAATAACAACTCCTGCGGCAATTTCTACAGGGTTCAGTACAATATGGGCATCTGTTGCGGATAACACACAATCAGTTAATTACACTGGTGATGGTACTTCTGGTATATACATTTATGGTGCTCAAGTTGAGAGGGGAACTGTACCAACTGCTTATGTTGATTATGAAGACACAAGTATAGTTACTGGTGGTTATTCTCTTGCTCTACCTATTACAGAAACTGGTACTGCTGTTGATTCTGAAGATCAAGTTGTTGCTGCAGCTCGTAGCACCAAAGAGTGGGCTACTACTAATTTTGTTGACTATTCACAAGATGGTACTCAATGGGGATTAAATCCTGGAACTACAATTATATCAACTACAGAGTTGGCTCCAGATGGAACATACACTGCAGTAAGAGTTAGACCAACATTAAACTATTCTGGAGTTAGATCTAGTACTGGTGTTTGGTTACATGATACACAAATGGTTGGTAGCGCATGGGTCAAAGTAGATACTGGTACACAAGCACTACAACTTGGTCTTGGTGGTGGCGGACTTGCTACTAATATTACAGCCACAACAACTTGGACAAGAGTTTACGGAACATTGTTAAAATCTGCAAACTATAATGATAACTTCTTAGTTATGTCTATAGATGCATCTCATGGTGATTTTCTTGTTTGGGGTATTCAAGTTGAAGTGGGATCTACGCCATCAACATATCAAGTTAAACCAATAGTTGAATCTCAATATAATACCACTATATTTAATGGTGCAAGAGCAGTAGAACGAATTTCCAAAAATCGTTATTTAAACTCTGAAGATATTACTCCTTGGGGTAAGAATAATGTTACATTTAGTGTTAATTCCGTTGCCAATCCAATTGATGGCGCATTAACTGCAGATCTAGTTAGTAATACTGTTAACTTAACCAGCAATATTAATACATCTCAAATATCAAATGGTAGTTGGATAGCTGGTACTATAATGACCAAATCCATTTATGTTAAGTATATAAGTGGTGCACCGTATTTATACTTCCAAGCAATTCCAGTTGCGATAACAGCAGTCAATAATAATGGAACTTACTTTGTCGCAGCATTTGATTTCACTACTGGATGTATTTTACAAAGTGTTTCTGGAAACTCTACTGCATCGATAATTGATGTTGGTGGTGGTTGGTTCAGACTTATTCAAACAGTTACAGTGCCATCGTCTAATACAGGAACTAGTACTCCCATAATTGGAGATTCTTTCTTTATTGGAGCATACGGATCAACTAGTATTAGCACTACTTTTGCAGTATATGGTGCTCAGTTAGAATTTGGATCTGTTGCAACTGCATATCAATACACTGGAGCAGCAGGTGTTGGTGGTTCAAGTATAGATACGTTGGCTAATACTCTTCAATTCTCTAGAGCCAAGAATGAGATTGCCAATAAGAATTTATTGAACACAGCTTCTGCGTCAGAAACATTTACTAGTGGTTGGACAGGAAACTCAGGAACAATCGTACAAAATGCAACTATTGCACCAGATGGTATAAGTCCTGCGATTAAATTAGTTGAGGTTGCAACAGGTAGCCCAACATCTAATCAACGCATGTATTATAAACCAGCAGTAGAAGGTGGAACTGTATATACATACTCTGTTTATCTAAAACCTGCAGAGCGTCTTTACGCATCGGTATATTTTGAAGATAACACTCAACTTGGCGGTGGCCGAGTTGGACAATACTTAAATTTACAAACAGGCACAATAACATCAACTTATCAAACAGGCACAAATACATTATTAGGATCTAATTTACAATCTTTACCCAATGGATGGTTTAGATATAGCTGGACTGTAAAAGCAGTATTATCACAAATAGCAAACAGCGGTGCGTATATAATCCTACGTATGGGAGATACTCCAACAAATTTTGCTTATGATGGTGATGGTACCTCAGGTATGTATTTCTGGGGTGCTCAAATGGAAATCGGAGATACGGTAACTCCATATGTTTCTGTTTCTAGCTATGGTAATGCTCAGACAAGCACAACTGCAGTAAATAATAATTTAACTGAAACTGGTACTGCTATTGAAACTGAAGATAATACTACTTCTGCAAATTCAGCTTTAACAGAATCTGGTACTGCTGTTGAAAATTATCAAAATACTCTAGCATCATTATCTTATTCTTATGAATCTTCAAATAATAATCTATTAAGTCTAGCAGCTGAAGACTTCTCATTATGGAATAAAAATACTGCTCCAAATGACTGGACTGTAAATACTAATGTAGCTGTTGCTCCAAATGGAACTAATACTGCTGATTTAATTATTAGACCAGCTGGTTTTGGTAGTTCTGTTGTATATAAATCATTCCCTTTAAATATGGCAGGTCAAACCAATACTTCGTATGTTGGTTCGATATATCTTAAAGCTGCGGGATATTCTAAAGCTAGAGTAAACTTTGAAAATAATGCATTTAATAATGTATCTTATGGAGCGTCAGTTGATTTAATCGCAGGAACTGTATATCAAGTTTTAAATGGATCTACAGTAACTATAACTGACGCTGGTAATGGTTGGTGGAGAATTACAGTTACCGCAAGATCAGATGCTGATGGTGGTAATTATATCTTTGCATTTAGCCCAGCGGATAGTAGTTATAACCAAAGTTTTATTGGCGATGGAGCTTCTGGTATCTATGCGTGGGGTGCTCAAGTTGAATATGGAACAGTGGCAAGTCCATACGTATCTTCTTCATTGGCAGATTCTTCTACTAATACCACAGCATTAACTGCAATTACTCCAGAATATTCTAGAACTAATATATTTAATTCATCAGAAGTATTAACTTCTTCTCCTTGGGTAGCGACCAATGCTACTATTATTCCAGGAATAATAGACACAAACTCTGGTGCGCTTTCATACAAATTAATTGATGCTAATGCCAATACAGGAAATAAAGAAATATATCAAAATCAATATTGGATAAAAGGTGCAACATATACTGTTTCTGTATATGTAAAAGCTGCAGAAAGAGATACATTTAGAATTGGTTTACAGAATGGAACCATTATGGCTAGTTCTGGAAATGCTTATTTCTATGTACCAAATAATGGAACAGGAAATAATTTCTTTACAAATGGATATTCAAGTAACACAATAACTTATATTGCAAATGGTTGGTATAGATGTACTGCTACATTTACTGTGAATGGAACAGGTGGTTTTGGTGGCATATACTTTACAATGGCAACGAATGGCGGTGCTAGCACTAATACAAACTATACTGGTGATGGTACTTCTGGAATGTATTTCCTACGTCCACAAGTTGAACTTGGATCAGTTGCTACTCCATGGACTTTAAGTACCATTGACGCAGAAACTACTACAGTTGCTAATCTATCAGCAATATCTGAATCGTCAAGTAAAAACTTAATTAAATTCTCAAACGATTTCTCTAATAGCTTATGGTTCGCAGGAGGAGTTGTTAAAACATCAATTAATAATTCTGCTCCTGATGGATCTTCTAATGCATTATTATTCACAACATTGGGTGGTGGCGGACTTCAGTCTTTCTATGAAGGTTTAATTCCAGTAACACCAAATACAACATATACATATTCATTCTATGCTAAACTTGGAACACTAGTTTCTAGCGAATGGTTATTTGCAGTATATAATGAAACTGCATTAACAATGATTGCATCGGATATTATTCCTTCAATCACATTAGATACAACTTGGCAGAGAGTTACATATACATTTACAACACCAGTAAACTGCTCAATAATAAGAGTATATCCATTTAGAAACTTTGGTCTGGCCACTGTTAAAACAGGATATGTTTGGGGTCCACAGTTAGAACTTGGATCAGTCGCAACAACGTATGTATATGGTTTATCAGACGTTAATACAAATACAGCAGTATTCTCGCCTGCAAGTTCAGAGAAGTTAATTAATAATAGATTAACATATTCTGAAGATTTCAATAATGGTTTATACTGGTTAAAACAAGCTGGTATGACATTCTTGCCAAATTATATTGATCCGAATGGTAATAATACAGCAACCAAGTTAGTTGAATCAACAAATAATTATTTCCAAAGAATGTATGTTGCTCATCAATTAACCAACACAATGGCAACACTAAGTTGCTACGTTAAGTCTGATGGTTCTTCTAGAAACGTATATTTAAAACTTTGGGATAGCGTAACAGATATGGGTGTTGTGTTTAACCCATCTACTGGTGCGTTTGTTTCTTATAGTCCTGTGGCAATTACTGGTTCATACTCAGCTACTGCGGTTGGTAATGGATGGTATAGACTGGCCATATCAACATATCTTACTAAATCTGGTGACGTGGCTATTGGATTAACCAATGGAACTACATACGTACCATATGCTGGTGATACTACAGTTGGCGTTTATGTTTGGGGTGTACAATTAGAAACTGGTGATACTGTAACAAATTATGTTAAGATGCCAGTCAGCGAAATAGCAACACCTAGTTTTATTACATATACAAGTTTAAGCGAACAGTCTGGAACAATATTTGATACAGTAACAGGCGATAGATTAAATAATGCTCCTTATTCGATTGAAACAGTTACTGCACAAGAATCAAATTCAAATACTATTTCTACTTCTACTTCTAGAAAAGAAATTTTAAATAAAAACACTTTATTATTCCCAGAAGATTTTACAAACTTCAACTGGGGTAAGAGTTTAATATCATTAACACCTGGAATAATTGCTCCAGACGGAACACCTACTGCATATAAACTTGGTGAAAGTTCATCAATTATTGTTGGTAATAATTACCACTATGTAGTACAATATCCTGTTACTTATTCTGCTGGAATAACTTATACAATTTCAGTATTCGCAAAAGCAGCTGAACGTACTCTACTACAAATTCAGAGTGATGCTACTAGTTCCAGTATTGTTGGAATATTTGATTTAAGTAATGGCACTTTAGGTGGCGCTCCAGGTGGTGGTGCATTGAATATAACAGGAGCAATTACCGATGCTGGTAATGGATGGTATCGTTGTTCAGTTACTGGAATGTCTAAAGTAAACGTCAATGCTGGAATAAAAATTCTATTGGGTAATGCAGGTTACGGTAACCAGTATAATGGTGACGGAACTTCTGGATTCTATATCTGGGGTGCTCAGATTGAACAAGGTAGTTTATCTCCATATGTTTCTTATGAAAATTATGGTAACTTAAAAACTGTTCAAGCAGATTTCTATCCAGCATTACCAATAGAAAATGTATCTGCTGTTGAAAGTGAAACTGGATTCCCTGCCACTACAAGTATATTAACAGAAACTAGTACTGCTAATGATAGTGAAACTAACTCGTTAACAACTTCTATATCTAATAAAGAAGTTGTTAATAAAAATTTATTTACAGCACCAGAAGATTTTACAACTGGTTGGCAACTAGATATTTATACAAATGCTGTTACAATTCCTAGTGTTATATCTAATCCATTCGGTGGTTCTACTGCAACTAAAATAGCTGGTAATACTTCTAGTGGTACCCATTCAATACAATGGAATGGATACTATACCAACCTTAGAATGTTTAGTGGAGTTAGTAACGCAATTAGTATCTATGTTAAAGTTGCAGAATATACTAAGTTTTATATTTGTGATGCGGGAGCAGGAACTTTTGCTGCTACATTTGATTTAACAGCAGTGACAGCTACTGTAGTTAGTAACTGTACAGCAAGTATAACATCTGCTGGTAATGGTTGGTATCGTTGTAGTGTAATACTGCCACCTACAATAGTATTTGGCATTTATACTAGACCAGGATTTGGTGGATACCCAAATAATGCTATTAGTGCAGGTACATATGGTTTTTCATATACTGGCGATAATACTTCTGGTGTCTATGTTTGGGGTGCTCAGTTAGAATTAAATAATTCTGTTACACCATATGTTTCTATTGCTGATTATGGTAATACTCAAACTCCTGCAATAATATCACCAACTGTCAGAACAGAAAAATTAAATAAGAATCTATTACCATACCCAGAGAACTTTATTGCTGGTATTAGTAGTGGTGCGATGTACCAGCAAGGGTCAGTTACTTTAACTCCAGATGCAACATTGTCTCCATTCGGATTACCTTCTTACAAATATACCATATCTGGAGCATATAGTCGTGGACTAGGATATTATTATGATCTTATTCCAAATAAACAATATACATTTAGCATATATCTAAAAGCAATTGTTGATACTAGTTATACTTTTGCTCTTGTAACAAGAAGTTCTGGATATCTTAATCCATACGGACCAATAGAATTCCTATTAACGAATACACCACTGACAGTTGCTGCTGGATGGACTCGCGCATCATTTACCTTCGTGCCTATTGCTGCTGCGCAAATTCAAGTACAAGATTATTCTGGTTTTATTGGTGATAGATTCTACTTCTTTGGTGCTCAATTAGAAGAAGGTACATTAACTTCGTATGCAATAGACGATGTTTATGGTAATAGTGCTCAAGCCAATGCTAACTTCTATCCATTATTACCAATAGAAAAAGTAACTGCAATTGAAAGCGAATCTGTATCAGCAGTTAATACAATAACATTAACAGAAACTGGCACAGGAAATTCTTCTCAATCTGTAGCAGTTGCTAATAACACTACATTAACAGAAACTGGAACAGGAAATGATTCTCAATCTTATCTTGCAGTGTTTAATAATAATCTAACAGAAACTGGTAATGCTAATGATGGTAAAACTATTCAAGCTAACTTCTATCCTGCATTACCAATAGAAACTGTTACTTCAAACGAATCGTCAGCTAAGACCTTATCATTCGGTCAGTCTATTACTGAAACTGGAACTGCAACTGAGCAATATGTAACTTTATTATCATACCTAGCATCAAGATTAGAATCTAGTACTGCATCAGATTACGCAAGTACTGGATTTCCATTATTTACTAATATATCAGAAACAGTTTCAGCGAATGCTTTACAAAATGCTACTGGTTATTTTGTTGTAAATAGACAAGAAGCATTAAATGCATTAGATATAAAGGATTATACGCTATCTCCTGGAGGTATATTAACAGAAATAGCAAATTCGTTAGATTCACAAACTGCCCAGAGTTTAGTTTCTAAAGGAATTTTAGAACAAGTAGATCTAAAAGATTATCTTGTTTCAGTGGATTTTGCTAGTTCTTATATTATAGAAAAAGTAACTGCAATTGATGGAACTTTATCGTTCGTCTTTATTTCAATAGATTATGAGCTAGTTTCTTCTAGACCAGCCTCACAGATTGATATTATTGCTGATGAAATTTATGTAGATAATCTTGATGTATTCTACATGGACGATGCGCATATGTTTGCAGATGTATTATTAGAGTATGACCAAATTTATGTTGACAATATTGATGTTCTTTATGGAAATATTGCTAGAATTGATGATATTTCAGGTGACGAGATATACATATAAATAAATAGAAATACTAATTAAAAGAGAATCCTATGGCTATTCCTACTTCAAGAGAAACCCTAAAAGAATACTGCTTAAGAGAGTTGGGCGATCCTGTTCTCGAAATTAACGTGGACGATTCTCAGCTAGAAGATCGTATTGATCAGGTGCTAGATTACTGGCGTTTATATCATTATGAGGGTATTGAACAGGTATATCTTAAGTGTCAAATTAAAGCATCAAGAATAACTCTCACTACTAATAATGCTGGTTCTTTTGGTTTAGAAGATAGACTTACTGGTGTTACCTCTGGGGCAACTGCAACAGTTACCAGAGAAAATGCTGCAGCATCTACTGGTAACACGCTATTAGTTAAGAACGTAGTTGGCACTTTTGCTGCTGGTGAAACAATTAGCAATGGCACTATCACTGCAACTCTTGGTACAGGTACTCCTTGCGTTCTTGGCGAATACGATAAGAAATATATCGACATTGATGACTCGGTTTATGGTGTTCAGAAAGTTTTATCTGTTGGTCAAACATCTTCTTCTAAGAATATTTTCGATTTACAATATCAATTACGTTTAAATGATTTGTATGATTTAACATCTACATCGATTATTTACTATAAAACAGTTATGTCTCATTTGGCTTTATTAGATTTAGAGTTGAATGGTCATACCCTTTATCGTTTTAACAGATTACAAAATCGTTTATATCTTGATATCAACTGGGCAACTGATGTTTCGTTTGGCGATTACATCATTGTTCAAGCATATAAAGCATTAGATCCAACTACCTTTACTAAAGTATGGAATGAGAATTGGATTAAGCGTTATTGCACTGCGCAGTTTAAGCGTCAGTGGGGAACTAATATGAAAAAATTTGGTGGTCTACAACTTCCAGGTGGCGTTACTCTTAATGGTAAAGATACCTATGATGAAGCCATGGTTGAGATCCAAACACTTGAAGATGAACTTCAAAATAAATCTGCTCCTCTAGAATTTTTCTTAGGATAAAATGAGCAATCCAACAACAAACCCATATTTCACTCAAGGAATTTCGGGTGAACAAACTCTTATAGAAAATCTTATTATTGAATCTTTAAAGATTTATGGTAATGAGATGTTCTACATACCAAGAACACTTGTCTCTAAAGATAGTGTGTTGGGTGAAGATCGTTTAAGTGAATTTAAAACTGCATATCCAATTGAAATGTATTTTGAAAATATTGATACATTCGGTGGATCTGGTACATTTATTCAGAAATTTGGTTTAGTTGTTGAACAATCTGCAACATTAGTAGTTGCTCGTAAACGCTGGAGACAGTTTATTGGTCGTTATGGTGAAACTATTGTTCCATCAAGACCATGTGAGGGTGATTTAATTTATTACCCATTGGCTGGTGACTTGTACGAAATTAAATTTGTTGAACACCAAAATCCATTCTATCAACTTGGTAAATTATACACATATAAACTTCAAGTTGATCTATTCCAATATGCTTCTGAGCGTATTGATACTGGTGTTGCTGATATTGACTCTTTTGAAACATTAAAAACTTTCTCAACAAATACTACAAGAAATCCAACTGGTGGGGTTACTTCTATAACAATAACTAATTCTGGGATTAATTACGCCACTGCTCCAACAGTTAATATCGTAAGCGATACTGGTACTGGAGCAACAGCAGTTGCAACTGTAGTTGGTGGTCATGTTAATAGTATTACAGTAACTAATCGTGGTACTGGTTACGTAACTTCTCCAACAATTACATTCTCTGGTAGTGGAACGCTGGCTGCAGCAACTGCTACTATCGATATTGATATTGATACAAATGGGTTTGGAGATAATAATACCTTTAAATCTGCTTCAGTTGGTGTGTTAAATTTTAATGAACAGAATCCATTCGGAGAAATTAAATAATGTTAGATGGAAATGTTTATTATCATGGTTCTATAAGAAAAGCTATTGTTGCCTTTGGTCGTTTATTCAGCGACATCTATATTGATCGTAAACAGGGTGACTCTGTTACTGGCACAACTCTACAGAGATTACAAATTCCTATTTCATATGCTCCAAAAGAAAAGTGGTTACTACGTATTGATGAACAACAAGATATTGAGAATCATACGGTAATGACTACATTGCCAAGAATATCTTTTGAAATTATTGGATATGTTTATGATTCATCTCGTAAACTTAATAGAATGCAACAAATTAAAACTGATGCTGCTAATTCTACCAAACCAACAGTATATACTCCTGTTCCATATAATTTAGATTTATCATTATATGTTGTAACTAAGACTCAGGAAGATGGTTTACAAATTATTGAACAAATTCTTCCTACCTTTAGTCCAGAATATACACTTCAGGTTAACATGGTTCCTGAAATGGGAATTACTATGGATGTTCCTGTTATTTTAAATAGCGTATCTGTTGTTGATGAATATGATGGTACATTTACTGATAGAAGATATGTTACACATACACTTAATTTTGAAATGAAATTAAATCTATATGGTCCAGTTTCTAGTCAGGGTGTTATCACTCAGGTTAATGCAAATGTTGGACAAGATCAAGTTAATGGCGCTGGAAGAAAATATAATGCTACTGGTAATGTTACTACTGAAACAGTAACTTCTGAAATTTGGACAGGACAAGGTTTATAATTGAATAGAAATATATAATGGCTGAAATATACAATTCGAACTCAAATCTTAAAGCTGCTGGCGTACAGGTTGATTTTACACCAGACAATATTCAAGAGTATATAAAATGTTCTCAAGATTATATCTATTTTATTGAAACTTATTGTTATATTGTTACTCTTGACCATGGTCTTCAGTTATTTAAATTATATCCGTGTCAGAAGAATAAGTTACATGTTATGCATAATAATAGACGTATTATTCTTATGGAAGGTCGTCAACAAGGTAAGACAACTACTTCTGCCGCATATATCTTATGGTATACTTTATTCCAAGCGAATAAAACTGTAGCGATTTTGGCAAACAAAGCTCCATCTGCAAGAGAAGTTTTAGATCGTTACCAAACGATGTACGAGATGCTTCCTATTTGGATGCAACAAGGTGTCACTACTTGGAACAAAGGTGATATTGAATTAGAAAATGGTTCAAAGGTATTTACTGCTGCTACTTCTACTTCTGGTATTCGTGGTAAGTCTGTTAATATGTTATACGTTGACGAAGCTGCAATTATTCCAAACAACGTGGCCGAAGAATTTTTTACGTCAGTTTACCCTACTATTTCTGCAGGTGAAACAACAAAGATTCTACTAAGTTCAACACCACTTGGTTATAATCACTTTTGGAAATTCTGGAATGATGCAGAGAATGGACGTAATGGTTTTACTCCATTGTTTATTCCTTATTGGGAAATTCCAGGTCGTGATGAGAAGTGGGCAGCTGAACAGAAAGCCATGCTTGGTGAACTTAAATATAACCAAGAAGTAACTTGTAAGTTTCTCGGTTCTAGTTTAACTTTAATCTCTGCGGACGTTATTGCCAAGATGCCAATAGATCCAAAGATACATGAAAAAGATGGATTAGATGTTTATGTAAGACCACAAAAAGGTCATACATATTGTTTAGTGGCAGACGTAGCAAAAGGTGTTGGTGGTGACTACTCAGCTTTCCAAGTAATGGATATTACTGAATCGCCATATAGAATTGTTGCAAAATATAGAAAAAACGATATTAGTCCTTTGTTGTATCCTAACATACTATATAAAGTAGGTAAAGAATATAATGAAGCGTATATTTTATTAGAGATTAATATTAGTGAACAAGTAGCCCATATCTTGTATAATGAATTAGAGTATGAGAATATCTTGTTTGTAAATCGTCATACAACTGGGCAATATGTTGGTGCTGGTTTCGGTGGTGGTAAAACTCAATTAGGGGTTAACACCGATAAAAAGATTAAACGAATTGGATGTCATAATTTCAAGTCTTTAGTCGAGGAAAATAAACTATTAATTACTGATGCGGATACGATCTCGGAAATCTCTACTTTTATTGAGAAAAAAGGATCTTATGAAGCAGATGAAGGTTATCATGATGATTTGGTTATGCCTTTAGTTCTCTTTGGATGGCTTACAACTCAGCCTTATTTTAAAGACCTAAATAACATAAACCTAAGAACAATTATGTACGAAAAGCAGATTCAAGCGATTGAAGATGAACTTACTCCGTTTGGGTTCTATGATGATGGAAATGGCGATAAAGAACCACTTAATTTTTGAGAAAACTGATAAAAACTAAATAAATGGTAGACAAGATTTCTGTCTAAAAGTAAAACTTATTAACAAGGAGAATTACAATGCCTTTCCAATTATCTCCAGGCGTTGCAGTCGTAGAAAAAGATTTTTCGGCGATCGTTCCAGCTGTATCCACTAGTCGTGGTGCTTTTGCTGGTGCTTTCCAGTGGGGTCCAGTTATGTCCCCAATTCAGGTTACTTCAGAGAACGAATTAGTTTCTCTATTTGGTAAGCCAGTTGATGCCAATGCGCAATCTTTCTTTACTGCAGCGAACTTCCTATCTTACACTAATGCACTTTTAATCGCTCGTACTGATTGTACTGCTGCTAGAAATGCAGTTTCTTCACAATCAGGCACAGTCACTTCGATTAATAAAATTGCTGCTGGTACTGGTTATACATCAGTTCCAGCCGTAGCTTTTGGTGCTCCAAATATTTCAGGTGGTATTAATGCCACTGGTACTGCAATTCTTTCTGGTGGTTCTGTTACTGCTGCCACTGTTCTTGCTGGCGGTACTAGTTATACTGGTACTCCTACTGTAATATTCTCTGCGCCTCAGGTTGCTGGTGGTGTTGCTGCTGCAGGTACTTGTACTGTTACTGCTGGTGCTGTTACTGCTATTACAATTACTACTGCTGGTTCAGGATATACTTCTGCACCTACTGGTACTATTTCTGGTAGTGGTACTGGTGCTACTGTTGGTACAGTAACTATTGGTGCTTCCACTATTAATAGTATTACAATTACTAATCCAGGTACTGGTTATACTTCTGCTCCAAGTATTAATATTACTGGTGGTGTTGGTACTGGTGCTAGTTTTACTTCGAATATTACTACTGCTGGTGTAAAGATTAATAATAGTTCCGATTATCTATCATCTTTTTCAAATGGTGAAGGTGTTTACGGTGAATTTGCTGCAAAATATCCAGGAACTTTTGGTAACTCTTTATTAGTATCTATGGCTGACTCAGCTACATTTACAAACTATAATGTTACTGCTGGTGCATTTGTCTCTGGCCAAACTTATAAAATTGCTACTGTTGGTACTACTGATTTTACTCTAATTGGTTCTGCTAATAATACAGTAGGTACTTCATTTACTGCAACTGGTACTGGTACTGGTACTGGTACCGCAACTACTTCCTGGCCATATGCTAGTCAGTTTCCAACTGCTCCAAGCACTTCTCCTTATGTGGCAAATGTTCTTGGTTCTAATGATGAACTACACGTTGTAGTTATTGACCAAGATGGTTTATGGACTGGTGCACCTGGAACAGTTTTAGAAAAATTTGCATATGTTTCTAAAGCGTCAGATGCTAAACAATCTAATGGTACAAACAATTACTATAAGAATGTAATTAATAGTACTTCTAAGTATGTTTATTGGATGGATCATCCAACTACTGGAACTAACTGGGGAACTGCTTCTCAAGTTGGCGCAAGTGGAACTACTTTTGTATCATTAACTGCAGCAATTACTCGCTCATTAAGTGGTGGTGTTGATGATCTGGCAGCTACTGATGGTCAATTACAAAATGCATGGGCATTATTTGCTGATGATTCTCAATATGATATTAGTTTGTGCCCACTTGGTGCTGCTTCTGCAACTGTTGCTCAATATGTTATTTCTAGTGTTTGTGAAGCACGTCTTGATTGTGTAGCATTTGTTTCACCTCAAGATACTTCAACTGGTTCACCAATTATTGGAACTGGTTCTACTGCAACTAATGCAATTATTGCTTATCGTAATCTATTATCTTCAACATCTTATGCTGTTATGGATTCTGGTTATAAGTATCAGTATGATCGTTACAATGACAAATATCGTTTTATTCCGCTAAATGGTGACGTTGCTGGTCTATGTGCTCGCACTGATAACACTAATGATCCATGGTTCTCTCCAGGTGGTTTAAATCGTGGTCAAATCAAGAACGTAGTTAAATTAGCAGTTAATCCAACTAAAGCAGATCGTGACCTTCTATATGCAGCTGGTGTAAATCCAGTTGTTACTTTCCCAGGTTCAGGTACTGTTCTATTTGGCGATAAAACACTATTGGCTAAACCATCTGCTTTCGATCGCATTAACGTACGTCGTTTGTTTATCGTTCTAGAAAAAGCAATTGCAACTGCTGCTAAATTCCAGTTGTTTGAATTTAACGACAGCTTTACACAAGCACAGTTCCGCAACTTGGTAGAACCATTCTTACGTACTGTTCAAGGTCGTCGTGGTATTACTGATTTCGTTGTTGTATGTGATAGTACAAACAACACAGGTCAAGTTATTGATTCAAATAACTTCGTTGCTGATATCTATGTTAAGCCAGCTCGTTCTATTAACTTTATTACTCTGAACTTTATCGCTGCTCGCTCAAGCATCAGCTTTACTGAAATCGGTGCGTAATTAAAGATAAATAAAGAAAGAACTAAGGAGAATTAAATGGCAAATATTGCTGATTTTAAAGCGCAGATGTTGGGTGGCGGTGCTCGCCCAAATCAATTCCGTGTTGAATTAACATTCCCAAGTTTTGTTACACTAGGTCCAATCGCTGGACAACGTGCTCAATTCTTGTGTAAAGCTGCTCAGTTACCAGCTTCTACTATTGAGAACATTGGTGTTCTCTATCGTGGTCGTCCAGTAAACTTTGCTGGTGAGCGTAACTTCCAACCATGGACTGTTACAATCTATAACGATACTACTTTTGGTATTCGTAATGCACTAGAACAGTGGCAATCTGGTATTCAAAACTATGACACTACTTCTGGTCGTGTTAATCCAGTTGATTACCAAGTTGATCTACAAGTTCATCAGTTAGATCGTTCTGGTGCAATTATCAAAACCTATAAATTTGTTGATGCTTACCCAACAGTAATTTCTGCTATTGGTTTAGATTACGAACAACAAAATGCAATTGAACAGTTTGATGTAGAGTTCCAATACAACTTCTTTACATCTGCTACTGGTGCTTCTGCTGGATTTGGTGTTAATGTTTCTATTGACACTCCAGTTGGTAGCTTCCCAGTTTAATATTAAACAACTGAAGGGTTTTATATAATGCAATTATTTGGATTTGAGATACTTCGCAAAAAGGAAAGGGAGTTAGACAGTATTGTCTCTCCTAATCCTCAAGATGGATCTACTGTAGTAAACACTGGTGTAAATGCTGGTGGTTACTATGGTATGGTCATGGACTTAGATGGTGTTATTAAAAACGAAAACGACCTTATTCGTCGTTACCGTGAAGTTGCTACTTATAGTGACTGTGATGGCGCGATTGAAGATATTGTTAGTGAATCAATTGTATACGATGAAGAAGATCAAATAGTCACTATTAATTTAGATGACGTTGATGTTTCTGAACCTATTAAGAAAAAGATTCGTGTTGAATTTAATACAATAACTAAACTATTAAAATTCCAAGAACGTGGTCATGAGATTTTTAGAACTTGGTATGTTGATGGTCGTGTTTACTATCATATTCTATTAGATGAAAATAATTTAAAACAAGGAATTGTTGAGTTACGCTATATTGATCCACGCAAGATTCGTAGGATTAAAAACGTAGTTAAGTCAAGAACTCCTCAAGGTGTTGAAGTAGTAAAAGAAGTTCAAGAATATTATTTGTATAATGACAAAGGTATTACTGAACAAACAACTCAAGGTGTTAAACTATCTCTTGATTCTGTTGTTTATACACCATCTGGGTTTTTAGACGCTAACACTGGTATGATGATGTCTTATTTGCATAAAGCAATTAAGCCAACTAATCAGTTAAAGATGATTGAAGATAGTTTAGTTATCTATCGTATTAGTCGTGCTCCTGAACGTAGAATATTTTATGTTGACGTAGGTAACCTACCAAAACTAAAAGCTGAGCAGTATGTTAATGACATCATGAACAAGTTCCGTAATAAGATTGTTTATGATGCAACTACTGGCGAAGTGCGTGATGATCGTCGTCACCTAAGTATGATGGAAGATTTCTGGATGCCACGTCGTGAAGGTGGTAAGGGTACTGAAATTACCACACTTCCAGGTGGACAGAATTTAGGGGAAATTAATGATATTGAATATTTCCAGCAAAAGTTATATCGTGCGCTGAATGTTCCAATTGGTCGTTTGCAAGAGCAACAAGGTTTTAGTATTGGTCGTGCTCAAGAAATTAGTCGTGATGAAGTTAAGTTTAATAAATTTATTGTAAGACTACGCCAAAAGTTTAGTCATGTATTTACTGATGCACTGCGTGTTCAGTTAATAGCAAAAAATATTATGCGCCCAGAAGAATGGGATTTAATTAAACAAGATATACGTTATAATTATGTTGAAGATAATCATTATGCAGAATTAAAAGATAATGAAATTTTGACGGGTCGTTTAAATACCCTACAAATGATTGAGCCATATCTTGGTAAATTTTATTCTATGGATTGGGTTCGTAAAAATGTTCTCCAATTAACAGAAGATGAAATTGCAGAAATGCAGAAACAAATAGATACTGATGAAGAGTATCATAAGAGTGATGCTGAGCGAACTGGTGAATTGGCTGGTGTCACACAAGCTGCTCAACAAAATTATTTACAAGCGAATGCGCCTCAAGCACTGGAAGCTCCAACTGCTGATGCGCCAAAACCAAGTGGTCAATAAGGAGATATTATGAGTACATTAGATTTAGTGCAAGCGATTATTAATAAAGATGCAACTGGAATTGAAAGCGCATTTAATGACGCAATGGCAGAAAAGATTTCTGCTCGTTTAGATGATAGACGCAATGACATTGCGCAAAGTATGTTTAATCAAGAAACTGAAACATCAAGCGAAGAACCAACAGAAGAAGAATGAACTACTACGAATTAAAATCTTCTCTTAAAAATACCAGCATTGTCGAACGTGTTTGGTCTTATCGTCAGTTAATTGAAAAAACTAACGAAGGTAAAATTTTAATTAATGGTTTATCTACTGATCATAAAACGATTGAAGAAGCAAGAAACTATATTAAAGAAGATTACGCTACACATCAACTAGCCGATAAAATAACAAAAGATACATACCAAGAAATTTCAGAAAATACAGTGGCTAGTATTATTAAAGAATATTACGATATTAAAGTTACTGATACATTAATAGAATCATACATTGAACTTGCTTCTTCAAATATGTTTAGCGTTGATCCAGTCGTACAAAAGATTCGTTCATTGAATAAACTTGATATAATGGTAGAAGGTAAATTACACTATGTTCTTGCGGATAATTCTACTGTTGCAATTAATGAAGATACTCAAGATATCCTAAATAAGATATTAGATAATCAAACAGAGATTATTGAGTATATGAGAGAGTCAAAAGAGAACTTCTTTCATGTGCTTGAACAAATAGAGGAATAATAAATGGCTGCTATTAGATTTGACACTCTTAGAAATGTCAACCAAGAAACTATTATTAAATTCACTGGCAATGCCACTGATAGTGGTACAATTACTATTGCTGGCTTGGGTGCTTCTACTCAAGCAAGAAATGCTGCTGCTCCTGCAGTTAATATGATTAGAATTATGGCATCTGGTCTTACTAACTCTAACTTAACAATTACAAGAGGTGGTATTGCCATTTTCCAAGGGTCTCCAGGTGCTGCGATTGACTTTGATATGACAACAAATGGTTTTTCTGATAGCGTTAATAATACATTAGATTTAGTATTTACTATTGGAACTGCTGCAGTAACTGGTTACATTACTTTACGTAAACTTGCTGGTTGGGACACTAAAGTAGAAACTGCTACTTATGGTGCTTATGACGACGTTGCTACTGTAGGAAGCTAATCATGAAACTAATTAGAGAAGTCTACGACACAACTAACGTAATCGTTGAAGAAAAATTAGGCAAACCAAAACAATATTTTATTGAAGGTGTTTTCCTTCAATCAGAAATTAAAAATCGCAATGGTCGTATGTACAAAGAAAGTACAATGGATCGTGAAGTTGGTCGTTACTTAAAAGAAGCAGTAGAGATGAATCGCGCATACGGTGAACTCGGTCACCCAGAAGGTCCAGGTATTAATCTTGATCGTGTATCGCATATGATTACTTCTTTACGTAAAGAAGGTACGAACTATATTGGTCGTGCTAAAATTTTAGATACTCCAATGGGTCAAATCGCTAAAGGTCTTTTAGAAGGTGGCGCAAACCTTGGTGTTTCTTCAAGAGCAATGGGTTCACTCAAAACTAACGATGAGGGTGTTCAAGTTGTTCAGGACGATTTTATGCTGTCTACTGCAGCTGATATCGTTGCCGATCCTTCTGCTCCAGATGCTTACGTCAGGGGTATTATGGAAGGTAAGGAATGGACATTTGTTGATGGAAAGTTTGTGGAACAAAATATTGAAGAGGTAAAATCTTTCATTAAGAAAACTTCTTCTAGAAATCTAGAGGAAGCAAAGATTCAGGCTTTCCAACACTTTCTGAGTAAAATCAGATAAAAACTAAATAAATAATAGAACTATCCAGTTAGGAGAAAAAGATGTCAATCGAACAAAAAATCGCTGAAATTTTAGCAGAATCTAAATCAAAGCAAGAGCAAGTAGATGAAGCAAAATTTGCAGGTAAAGAAGGTGGAAGCAATTCCGCTAAACAAGATGCTGCTTCTGGTGATCAAACACCTATCCGTTCTGCACAAAATAATGTGCCAAATGGTGGCGAAACACCAAACCCAGATAATGCACGTAACAACGTAAATCATGAAAATGAAATCGCTGGTGCAACTACTAAAAAATCAAATCCTGCTAATAGCAGTGCAGTTGCTGGTGATCAAACTCCAGTTCGCAAAGGTACTGCTGTTAAAGGTATGAAAGAAGATATCGATGCTATGTTAGGCGATGAAGAACTTTCAGAAGAATTTAAAACTAAAGCTGCTACAATTTTTGAAGCTGCTGTTATGTCACGTGTAACTGCTGAAGTTGCTCGTTTAGAAGAAGAGTTCGAAGCAAAAGTAGCTGATACTATTGCTGAAGAAATTGAGGGTATTGTTGAACAAGTTGATGGATATCTCGGCTATATTGCTGAGCAGTGGATGACACAGAATGAAATTGCCCTTGATCGTGGTATTAAGTCTGATATTTTAGAAGGATTCGTTGAAGGATTGAAAGGTCTATTCGAAGAACATTATATTGATATTCCAGAAGAAAAGTATGACCTACTTGGCGAAATGGAAAACACAATTGATGAACTAAAATCTAAAATTGACGAGCAAGTTGCTGCTAATGTTGAATTAACTAAAACAGTTAATGAAGCAAAGCGTAACGATATCGTTAAAACTGTAAGCGAAGGCTTGACTGATACAGAAGCTGAAAAGTTTGCTGGTCTAGTGGCTGAAGTAGCTTATGAAGATGCTGAATCTTATGAAACTAAAGTGAAGACTTTACGTGAATCATATTTCACTATTAAAACTACATCAGGTGTAACATCCGTTGTAACTGATACTCCAGTTGAAGTTATCACTGAAGCTGGATCAAAATCTGTAGACCCAAAAATGTCTGCATACCTATCAGCACTCAACAATAAATAAATTTTTTAAAAAAAGGAAATCCAAAATGGATCGCAAACAATTAATGGAAAAATGGGCACCCGTGTTAAATCACGAGGGTTCTGCTCCAATCGAATCAAATTACAAACGTGAAGTTACTGCTATTCTTCTTGAGAACCAAGAAAAAGAAATGGCAAAACAATCTGAAGCTCTTTTCGAAGCAGCTCCAGCTAACAGCGTTGGTTCTTATGGTGACACTGGCGGTATCGCTAAGTTTGATCCAGTATTGATCAGCCTAGTACGTCGTGCAATGCCACAACTTATCGCTTACGATATCGCTGGTGTTCAGCCAATGACTCAACCAACTGGTTTGATTTTCGCAATGAAATCACGTTACAGCACTCAAGGTGGTACTGAAGCGTTGTTCAACGAAGCAAACTCTGCTTTCGCTGGTACTGGTACTCAGTCTGGTTCCGCTGCTGGTGGTGATGCTGCTGCAGGTACAGGTATTACTACTGCTGCTGCTGAGCGTCTTGGCCAAGGTGGTTCTGGTGATGGTTCTTTCGGTGCTATGTCTTTCTCAATCGAAAAGACTTCTGTAGTTGCTAAGACTCGTGCTCTTAAAGCTGAATACTCAGTTGAACTTGCACAAGACTTAAAAGCTGTTCATGGTCTTGACGCTGAAGGCGAATTAAGCAACATCCTCTCTACTGAGATCCTTGCTGAAATCAACCGTGAAGTTGTTCGTACAGTTTATCGTACTGCTGTTGCTGGTGCTGCTGTTGGTACTGCTACTGCTGGTACTTTTGACTTAGACGTTGACTCTAATGGTCGTTGGTCTGTTGAGAAATTCAAAGGTCTAATGTTCCAAATCGAACGTGAAGCTAATGCTATCGGTCAACAAACTCGTCGTGGTCGTGGTAACTTTATCATTACTTCAGCTGACGTTGCTTCTGCTTTAGCAATGGCTGGTGTATTAGATTATCAATCAGGTCTAACTGGTAAAAATAATCTAACTGTTGATGATACTTCTACTACTTTCGCTGGTATTCTAAACGGTAAGTATAAAGTTTATGTTGACCCATATTCATCAAACGTATCCGCTTCACAGTTCTTCGTAGTTGGTTACAAAGGTCAATCAGCGTTTGACGCTGGCTTGTTCTATTGCCCATACGTGCCTCTCCAAATGGTTCGTGCTGTTGATCCTAACAGCTTCCAACCTAAAATTGGTTTCAAGACACGTTACGGTATGGTTGCTAACCCATTCGTTGACTTGGATGACGCATCTGGTACTACTGGTGACTTGATCGCTAATAAGAACTACTACTACCGTCGTGTAACTGTTTCTAACCTATTGTAATAGTTAGAATCGGTAAAACGATAAGTAATTAAAAAAGGAGCTTCGGCTCCTTTTTTTCTTCCTAAATAACTATATGACTATTTCTATTCCAGCTGGATTAAATCCACTATCGCCAAATGGGTTCAACTTTAGTATATCTAAAGCAGCCAATGTTACATTCTTTTGTCAGCAAGCTAATTTGCCTGGTATTTCTTTAGGTGAACCTACTTTCTCTACACCATTTTCAACACAACCAATTCCAGGTGATACATTATCATATGATCCACTCGTCATTAATTTCTTAATTGATGAGAATATGTTAAATTATAATATAATATATAATTGGATTGTTGCTTTAGGATTTCCAGAATCATATACGCAATACACAACATTGCTTGCTGGTGATACTACACAATATGCTGAGCTTGCAAAAAATTTATCTGATGCAACTTTAGAAATTTTAGATTCAAATAATAATGTAATTAGAACTGTTACATTCTATGATGCTTTCCCAACTTCTCTAGAAACTATTACATTTGCATCTACTAATGTTGATGTATCATATGTAGTTGGAAGTGCAACATTTAAATTTGGCCACTATAAGTTTGCATAAGTAATTTGACTTTATTGCAGTTTTGTAGTATAATGTTATTTTGAGGTTATTATGAATATAGAACAATTGCAAGAACAGTGGGATATTGATTGCCAAATAGATGATAATTATCTTGGTGAAACTACCACAGCTACTCCTAAACTCCACGCTAAGTATTTAAAGCTACTTGTCAATGTCAAACTTAAACATACTAAATTAAGTTCTGACTGTAACATTCTCCGTAAAAATAAATTTAGATTATATCGTGGTGAATTATCACGTGATGAATTAACACAACTTGGTTGGGAACAATGGCAAGGTGTTAAACCATTAAAGAATGAAATGGATGAATTTCTTTCTGGTGATACAGAACTAAATACATTGAAGATTAAAATTGACTATCTAGAAACAATGATATACTTTCTTGAGTCAGTTCTTGGTCAAATTAAAGCACGTGACTGGCAAATTAAAAGTGCAATTACTTGGAAACAGTTTCTTGCTGGAATGTAATGATTATAAAAATTGAAAAACTTGACGAAGTCTATGTTCGCATATTTTCGGATTCTAGTATTGAACAAGAAATAGTTGATTTCTTTACATACGAATATCCAGGAGCAAGATTTACTCCACAGTTTAGAGCAAGGTTGTGGGACGGAAAAGTTCGATTATATGACGCAATACGTAAAACACTTTACCTTGGTTTAGTTCCTTACGTTGAACAATTTGCTGTAAGTAATGGTTATGCCATTGGATATGTAAATCAAGTTAATTATACTAATAATATAAAAAGCGCAGATGTTGAATCATACGCTAAATCTCTAGATCCACATGGTCGTGGAAAACCAATTGAAATACGTGACTATCAAATAGATGCAGTAACAACTGCTCTTGATAAAGAGCGCACCCTTCTACTCTCTCCAACTGCTTCTGGTAAATCATTTATCATTTATACTATTATGCGTTGGCATAT